GGAGTTGCCTGTTTTTCTATTTCTACTTCTGTTGCTATCTGTACTCTTTTTCTTGTCTTGGGATCTAGCTTTGCTAGAATCTCCTCCATTGCTGTCTCGCTCATTAAAGTGCATCTCCAAAATTTCTGCCAGTTTCTTTATCTCTGGGCTTCTCATACTTTCTATTTTCTTAATTATTGAATACATTGTCTCTTCATCATAACTTCTAATTACCATTAGTAATTCTCCGTCTACGCCTTCTAAAAAGTAACCGCTGATTGACATGTTATATTATATCACCCTAAAACGCCATGCATTTTTGCTCTATGAGTGTTTATTGACATCTTACGCATTAGTGTTTCATCTAAAGAATCTTTTACGTCACCATGCATTCTTAAACCTTCATACAGGTCTAGCACACGAATAATAACATCTGCTAATTCTTCTACTACTTCATTTGCACCCTTTTGCTTTCTAAGTGCTTCTAAAACTTCTGTTCCTTCTGAATGAATCATAGCAATCTGTTTTGCAAAAAAGATAAATGGGTCTGCCTTTGGCTCTACATTCTCATACATGTAGTCCCAGAAACCTTTTTCAGTTGCGTTTTTATGAATTTCTTTAGCTAGTTCATCTATGTTCATACCTTTTCAAACTCCTTAACTGTGGTACTTCCTGATTGTGTTTGTTGTAAAACGGGTTTACATACTTTTCCTGGCTTCATATTAATTAAAGAACTAGCATACATGTTTGGAAAGATAACTACTGAGTATAGTTCTTTATCCTTATCTGCCAAAACAGCGTTTGCCATCTTCTGACCAGTTTTTGTTTTGCGTGGCGTAAAGCTAATAGTGTATAGCTCCTTGTCCGCAAGAGTCATTGTCTTTGCTTGAATATACTTAATGAATGGATCATCAGTATTTTTTAAATCTTCTGCTGTTGCATAGGCACCAATTCTATTGTCAGCCACTAGGAAGATATAAATCTTTCCTGGTTCAATAATGGTATCTGCTCTATCAAATATGCCAACGCTTCCAGTCTTGTCTACAATCTCAATTCGGCTCCAGCCTTCTCCACGCTTAATGGACTTAACCATTGCAAGGACAAGAAATGAACCTTCTTCTGAGTAGTCCTCTATGGGCTTTGCATATGCTTCTATCCATCTAGGAATATCACTAGTAAACTCTGGAATGTTTAAGTATTCATAATAGCTTTCTTTTTCATATCCAGTTCTTGGATTATCAATAAAGGCTGCCCCACCAATTTTATTTAAAGCCTCTAAAGCACGACTGTTAATGCCAGACCCTTTTGCAAGAGAATGCTTTTTAAAAGATTCATAGTCTGCATAAGGTCTTCCAGAAATAATCTTACTTCCAATGTTTTCTGAAATATACTTTACGTTTCCAAGACCAAATCTAATTGCATCTCCTTCAAGTGCAAAGTCAATATCAGATTCATTAACGTGTGGCAAACGAATAGTAATGCCAATACGCTTAGCTTCAATTAAGTAGTCTGTGCGTGTTTCTTTATCTTTTTCATTCTTAAGAAGAGAATACATAAACTCATGTGGGTAGTAACGCTTTAGCCAAGCAGTCCAGTAAGAAAGCATTGAGTAAGCAACAGCGTGAGACTTATTAAAAGAATATCCAGCGTGTGCTTCAAAGTCGTGCCACAAGGCTTCTGCCTGTTTCTTTTCGATGTGCTTTGATGCTCCAGTAACAAATCTTTCCTTGTACTGGTCAAACTCTTTTGCATCCTTTTTCTTACCAATAATTTTGCGAACCTTGTCTGCTTCTGCCATAGACATTCCACCTAGATGAACACAGGCTAACATAACTTGTTCCTGATAAAGAATACATCCATAGGTTTCTTTGGTAAAATCTTTAACAATATCGTGAACATATTTTACTGGAGACTTACCCTTTTTACGCTTAATATATTCTGCACCAATAGTGTTCATTGCACCTGGACGAACCAAAGCATTTGATGCTGCAAGTTCCTCAAAGTTGTATACACCCATCTTTACAAGCAGGTTTGTATAAGGAGTTGTTTCTGCTTGAAACACACCTTTAGTGAATCCAGCAGTAAGATCTGCATATACTTCCTTATCGTCCAAAGGTAGATTTGTTAGGTCAACAGCCTTGTTTTTTCTCTCTTTGATAATATCTAGAGTATCGTGAATTACTGCTAAAGTTTTTAGACCAAGTGCATCAATTTTAATTAAACCAATGTCTGCTGCTTCTTCCATATCTACAGCTACTACTGGAATTCTAGAATCACTTTGTGTGTCCTTGCGAGTTTCCATTGGAGCATACTTCCAAATTTCATCCTTAGATGCAACAATTCCAGCAGCGTGCATTCCTGTTCCACGAATGCGACCACGAAGTTTTTCTGAATACTTTACAACCTCTGGATATTTTTCACGAAACTCTTTTGAAGAAGCACTAGATATAAACTCATCCCATGTTTCAACACCCTTGAGTGCTTTGTTAACTTCTGGAAGTGGAACATGGAATGCTCGTGCAACATCTCGCACAACACCCTTATCTTTAAATGTTAAAAATGTAGCGATAGATGCAACGTGCTTATATTGCTCAGTAAGATAGTCCTTAACTTCTCCACGCTTACGATCTTCATAGTCAGTATCAATATCAGGAAAGTCATTTCGCTCTGGATTAATAAAACGAAAGAAAAGCAATCCATACTTAATCGGATCAACTTCGGTAATTCCTAACGCATAGCAAACCAAAGAACCTGCTGCAGAACCACGACCAGGACCAACCATAATTTCATTATCTTTAGCCCAACCAATCATATTGCCAACAACAATAAAGTATGATGAAAAGTTTTTAGACTTAATAATTTCTAGTTCTTCTTGAAGTCTTTCTTCGTACTCTGGGATTCCATTTAGACCACGCTTATCTAATCCTTCACGAGCAAGTTTTTCTAACTGGCTATCTGGATTGTTGTACTCTGCAGGAAGCAAGTCTAAGTTTTGTTTATACTCATAAGAGCCAATCTTATCGGATATCTCTACGGAGTTTTCATATAAATCATCACGATCAATACCTTGGTCTAGCATTAACTGCTTAACGTCTTTGTGTCCCATAAGAAAGATTTCTAAATCTTTGAATGACATCATGCGATCACCATATAGGTAATCTAAGCGTTCCATCATATCTTTAATCTTCTTGGACCCCTCAAAGGTTGAGCCCTTTTGAACATTTGGATGTGTGCCAAGAATAAGCATGATTTCTTCTGCTACACGATCTTCAGGAGATGCGTAGTGGCAATCTAAGGTTACTGTACTCTTAATGCCCATCTCATCTGCTAGATTAAGCATTGCCATATTAAGTTCTACTGGATTGTGTGGCTGAAGCTCCATGTAAAAATCATCTTTGAATACTTGCTTAAACCAATCAGTGTGTTTCCTTGCAAGATCCATATTATTGTTTTGAATTGCCTTAGCAATTATTCCATTCATGCAACCAGAAACAATTACTAGGTCTGAAGAGTGTTGTCCTAAAACATCAAAGTCAATTCTAGGCTTCATAAAGAATCCATCATTCCAACCAATTTCAGATAGCTTAGAAAGGTTCTGCAATCCCTTTTCGTTTTTTGCTAAAACAATTAAGTGGTTATAAATTTGACCGTCTTCTCCACGATCCTTTTTAGCTCTCTTATCTAGACGATCATCTGTGAAGTATGCTTCTAGCCCAAGAATAGGTTTTACGTTTGTTTCTTTTGCAGCATTAAGAAAGTCACGGTGTCCACTAAGGGTTCCGTGATCTGTAATTGAAAGAGCTGTCATTCCAACTTCTTCTGCTCTTTTAAGAAGCTCAGTTGGTGACGAGAATCCGTCCAATAAACTATAGTAAGAATGTGAATGATGATTATGATACATAAAACTCCAATGATATGGGGGCGATAGTAGTATACACCATCGCCCCCAAGGTTGTCAACTTCTACCAGTCTGCTGAGGTAGTTGTTGTTACATCTGTATCAAGACCCATGAAGAATGATTCTTGATCTGGATAGGTGACGTGACGAGTTGCTGTCTTTTCAAGATCATATAACTCTACGCCATCCCATGAGAATGATGTGTCATCTGTTGCCAGAGGAAATAAAGAATAGCTGGTCTGTGTTCCAGTACCAGTACGCTTTAAACGCCACATAACATTTGTAATTGATCCAGCATCACCTGCATATTCGATGATGGTTGTAGTCGTTGGAGACTTTGGACCAACTCCTTGAGACCAAATAGCAACGTATGGATCTTCTGTGCTGTCGTCAACCATTACGTTTGTGTAATAGCGTAGACGAGCTTTCCATCCTGCCTTTGGATCACGGCGGTGCATCTCACAACCAAAGCAACGACCCTCTTCTTCAAGAGTACAAGCAGCCTTACGGCGGTAATCCTTTGGGTTTGTGTGTTCTGCTACAACAATTGCAAGACCATTTTCTGCGTTGTAGCTCTTTGAGTCTGCATCTACTTCGTTAAGAAAACGAATCTTGATGCTCTGTCCATCATCTAACTTCAACCAACGGGCTTTAGGACCATCATGTCCCTTTGGTTTGTCGATTAGGCTTTTAATGTTAGCCAATCCAGTAATACTTGCCATAATATATTTCTCCTAATATTCGGTTCTATACAGGAACCTGTTTAACAATTGTATCAGAATGACAAAGCAATGTCAAATGACGCAACGGACTTAAATGCCTCAAGGATTTGTTTGTCTGTCATGTCACCAATATCTTTTATTCCGTCTGGAAAACTAATTTTAGTGATGTGCTTTTCCTTAAGACTGTTGTAAAGTTTTCTTTCTAGTTCCATTCCTGCCTGGTCTTGATCGGATGCAAGGATGATTCCAGTTGAATACTTACGCAACAACTCTATTTGATTCTTCCCAAGAGTAGCACCAAGAGTTGCTACTGCAGGAATATTTAATTGCCACAACCTAATAACATCAAAGGATGATTCTACAATAGCAATGTTTTTATACTTAACATTATTTAGGTTAAATAAAACTTTATTTCTTGGAAGTCCAGTAGAATTTTTAAAAGACTTACCTTCAATAGACCTGCCAACAAAACCAACACAAACATTTGTATGAGAATAAACTGGGACAGTTACCATCTGTTGCTTTTCTGAATATCCAAGTTTAAAATTCTTAATAGCATCTAATTCTATTTGTCTTGTTTTGTAGTAGTCTAATCCTTCTTGCGTTTCCAAAAGAGTGTTGTGTAACTTGCGTACAAGTACAGGATCAAATTCTTCAAATTCTTCTTTGGGCTCAATTGATTTTTCTATCCTTTCTGAAAAGTCTATACTTTTTGCTGCAGAAGAAATTATTCTAGCAGCTTCAAAATATGTTTTATTTGCTGACCTCATTATTAAATCTAACAGTGTTCCGTTTTCTCCACAAGAGAAACAGTAAAATAATCCTTTTTCTTTATCTACTTCACAGGCTGGGGTGTTGATGTTATAGTGAAAGGGGCAATAAACTAAAAAATGAGTGTCTAACTCTGTTCCAGTTGAGATTCCACAGAGGCTGAGGATTTCTGAGATTTGATCTGAGTCGTAGATATCATGGGTAGGAGCTTGTTTCCTACCACTCCCTTGAAACATTGTGCCTTAGCCTTTCCTATATATACGCCATAAGTTGTTATTTTAAAATCGAATGAATGACCATTATAGCTTACTGAGAAGCAGGTGTCAAGATCTAAGTGGGGAACATACCCCTTTAACCTCATATAATGGTCCATTATTATAGAATATTCAATTTTTAATCGCATAATGTGGGATTCATCGTAGATTTGACCATCTAAACTAAAATCCTTAATTTTCTTATGCGATATTAAGTTGTTCACATAACTATTATATTATGATATTAAGTATCAATTGGGTCAAAAACCTCTTGAAACTTGCCTTTATCAAAATCAACCATCATGATAAAGTCACCCAAAAACCCATGCCTATTCTTTCTAAAGGCACATTCTAGGGCATCAGAGTTTTGTTTCCTACCCATAGCAAGAACCCAGTCAGCATCGTAGGCAATTTGTCTAGACCATGCTACTTGTCCTAACTGTGGCACAGACTCCAAATCTGAGGAATCTCCAGGCGTAGCAGAGGCAATAGCAATGACTGGCACCTGTTCTGAGATAGCCAATAATTTAAGCTCTCTAGATAGATTCTTAATTTTAACAGTCTCATTTTGATGAGATGCTGCATTGTCTGTCATAAGTTGTAAGTAGTCAATAATAACCATATCTGGCTTGTATTGATCAATCTTGGCTCTAATGACATTTGGATTAACTTCGCTTCCACCATCGTTAGATATAATCTTAAACGGTTGCTTACCCTCTAGATATTCTTTAGCCCATTCTTTAAACTCTTGATCATTTACACGACCAGCACTCATATATCTATGAGACCATCTGCCATCACCAATAATAGTTAAAATTCTATTTCTAACCTCTTGCTCAGTCATTTCTAGAGAAAGAATCAGAGGTACCTTTCCATGCTTCCAAGCTTGTACTGCTAGATACAAAGCTAACCAAGACTTACCAATTGCAGGGTAGGCTAATAGGACCCCAAGTTGTCCCTTTGAGATACCCATAGGCAAACAAACATCAAATGAAGCAATTCCAGTTTTTACACCAACATCACCATTCATAGATTCTTGTCTTGTCTTTTCAAAGTAACTAACTGCATCTTCAACGTCTGTTACGTCTAGGTCTCTAACCTTTGCCGTAATTCTTGAAAGACTTGCAATATCTTTTGTTAAGGATGTTAATGCTTTTGAAGACTCATTGCCTTGAAGTAACTGTGCAGCCTTCTTTACTGAACCACGAAGAGTTTCATCTAAGTATGTTTCTTTTAATCTATTTACTGCATATACAGTTGGACTTGTTGTTACAACTGGGTCAAAGTCTTTAAACCTATCTACAATAATAGATATGTCTGGAACCTGGCGTGTTTCATTGTAGTAGTCTTTTGTAAAGTCCCAAATGTCTCCACAGTTTAATAGCAGATTTTCTACATTGTTTTCAAATAGGACATGTATATCTTTATTCTTACAAAGTGCAGTAATTACCTCTGCCTCTTCACGCATTCCCATTTAACCACTCCTGCCTAATCTTTGCTAATTCTTTTCTGCGTTCTAGTCTAATAGCTTTATCTTTAATGTCTGCATCATATGCTTCTAATATCTCATAAAAGTTTTTTAGCATCCATTCTATTGGATGTCCAGCTTTTGATGTAGTAAAGTAATACTCAACCACACTTTTTACTTTTTCGTAGTCTTCAAACTCATTAAGAACTTCTAAAGCAATATATTTATACTTGTGTAAATTTACATTTATTTTTGTGTTATATTTTTCTTCATAACACTTTTTGTAGTGACCAACTAAACCAAAAGCTCTACCATCATAGGTTCCGTTTCCCGTGTTGGCTTTCTCAACTAGCTCTGGAGTTAATCGCTGAATCACTTCTTAAGATCCTCTTCAATTTCTTTTACTTTTTCCATTAACTTATTTTCAACATAAGTATACACTCTATCCATAGCGATGTCAACATTAGTTTCTGTATCCCTAACGTAGTCCTCTACTCCAAGTTCAATATGGATACTTTCGTAGTTACCTAGATTTCTTACGAACTTTAGGGCGACTCTTACTTTGGTCGTCTCTTTTTCCACCGAGCTCATTTTTTAACACCTCAATTTCTTCTTCTGTTGCAGGTGCAACAAATCCCATAGTACCATAACCGTCCGACATTTCGTCAGAGAGCAATCTTGATAAAGTCAGCCATCTTTCTGCAATGCCAACCAACGCATCTACATCTTTATTAAATTCCGCAATCTGCTGTGCAGCAACAAGGTTTAATGCTCCAGCCAATATTGCAGACTCTTCATTTAGTTCGTCTCCAACTAAATATTTTAATTTTTTGTTTAGTCCCATTAAAACTCTTCTGCTCTCCAAACGGGAATAAACTCTCCGTTTTTATTTTTTATATATAGCATTTCCTTGTTTCCAAGCAAAGCGTCTAACTCATCTTTTGTAGGAACATTGTGCGAAACAACAATTCCATCTTTTCTTGGTCTACCCCTATGAACGTTTGCAAAAAACTCTCTTAGCTCATGTATATTTTCTTCAGTAAACCAATAGCTACCAGACTGACCATTTTTAACTAAAAGAGGTTTAGATACTTGATTGGTCCAAATTGCTCTTCTTATTCTATCTGGGTGCCTATTTAAAAACTTAGAAGCTTTACCTATTCTATAGGCAGACTTTCTAAATTTTTTAAAATCTGAATAAAGAAACTTTTTTACTTCTTTTGTCTCAAGATCGTAAAGGTGGCATATGTTAGAGGATCTATCTGCTTTAATTACTCGATATAGGTTATCGTTTAAAAAGTAAATCCTAGTCTTACTGCTAACTACGCCACGCTTGATTTCTTTAGATATGCCTTTTCCATATTCCAAAGCCATACTGCGAATGCACCTCTATTTTCTGGATGATTATAAATCCATCTCTTACCACATGAAAAACAAAATAGTTCTACATGGTTTTCCATAAACAAAACTCTATCTGAAAGAACTCTGCCTCCACATTTATCACACACAAGGTACATGTTATACCTGGAATTTCTTTCCGTCAACAACGCATGTGTAGTCTGGGGAAACGTGCACTAATTGAATATGTGGATAAACACCGTTTTCAATATGGGCAATTGCAAAAGCCTTTTGCCAATTATGATTATTTGTGTACATCATTCCAGTGGATTTTTCATCACACATATGACCAATTTCATACCCACGAAGAGTCTCACCTAGACCCTTATTGCGAAGCTCGTATGTATTAAAATATACACCTGCACGATGTGAGTGACCACGAATAAGAGATACACCAAAGTTGTCAACATCTTTACGAACTGACTCACCTGCGTTTTGTGAAATGGCATTACCATGATGAACGTGAATATCACCAAAGCGATGTGCAGGTGGTTGATTGTAATAGATGTAGTCGTATCCTAAACTATCTAGATTCCACAGTGCTTCTGGAGTTGTAGCTTCAATGTAGTCTGGGAGCTTTGCATCCACATAATCAAACACACGAATGTCGTGGTTTCCAAGAGCAGAAAACAGTTGAGCACTTTTAGCAATCTTTCTAGTCTTAGTATAAAAATCTCTTGCTAGTTTTGCTTCATGCTTCATAAGGGGAACGATAGCGTTACCGTTGTCGTCCTTATGCATCTTTAAAAACTCTGCTGAGCGTCCTTCTGTGTACTTGCTATAGCAAGCCTGATCGTCTGTGTCACCTAAGTAATCAATAACATCTGGCTTAAACCATCTCATAACCTTAAACCATAGTTCAATCATTTTGTCATCTTGGTATGGGAATTGCTGGTCAGAGGATAGCATCCACTTTAAATCGTTCGTCATTTTAATCCTTTGTTATGCTGCGGACTTAGATCTTTGTCTACATAGCTTAGAGCAAAACTTATAATGCTTTTCAGCTTCCACAGGTACAGTGTATATATTGTAGCAGTAACCACAAATTTTTTCAAGTACATTCTGTACCCTACACTGCGAGTTACATTTTTTTCTTTTTTTAATTATGCTTGGTGGTCCGTAAAAGGTTTTATTGCAACCTTCACATTTTTTAGAAATCCAGTTATCTTTTAGTTTATAAAAAGAAACAGTCTTCATTCCATGTGCTTTATCATGTTCTGATCTAGTACAGACAAAAAGATTTTCCTCACGATTATCAGTTTTTATTTGATTTATATGGTGAACTGATTCGTGAGGTTTTAATCTTCTATTTATTTTATTTTCAGAAACAATTATATGTTCCCAGTACCATCCATCTTTCATGGCTTTTGGATGCCTTGGATTTTTTACCAAGACATATCCATTTAGTATTTTACGATGATCGTTTTCCAATTGCAATATAGTTCACAACCACATTTTTACCTTTGTTAAAAGTTTGATCATCATCAACTAGTGTTACTGTTAATTTGCAGCCTTTTGAAGTTATTGCTCCAACAGATGCAGATGCCTTAAATGGTCTTCCACCTCTGCCAGAAGTTGTGCTTTCACTTAAAAATGATGGGGTGGCAACAACAAGAACATTGTTGTCTGCAAAAGCTGGACTAAAAACAATATCATGTTCGTACTCTCCAGTTCCTGCTGAAGCCTGACCAGTAATTCTTTCTGCTAAGATTTGAATTGGTCTTGTTGTAGATTTAAAAAATTGACCCTGAACATCAATTACGTCTGCAACACTTTCAGTGGCTTGATTCCCTGTGACAGAAGCACCAACTCGTGCTATCTCATCAACTAGGCTATTTAACCATTCTGTAGTTATTGGAAGACCATCCGTTAATCTACTAACGCCCATTACTTAGAGTCCTCTTTTGATGACTTTAATTCTGCAAGTTCTGCATCTTTTGCCTGAAGAGCTTCTGTTGCCTGTGCCTTAAGTACAGCCATTTGTGTTTCATACTGGCTTGTAATTTGACCAATACGGTTTTGTAGTTCTTGAACTACTAGTTCTAGTGTTGTTGACATTATTTCTCCTTTTTGGTTGTCACCTATATTATACATTATCTTTTGGGTTTTGTCTAGTTTTTAAAACTATATTAATAAATTATACTATTGTTTCAACCCATGGATTGGTAGATGAAGTGTATGTTCCAGTAGTTGCAGCTACGTCTACTCTATTTGTTTGAGTATACTCTACAATTAGTCTTGCTGTACTTTGTGTAAAGTTTGAGATACCACCACTTTTATTAATAAAAACCCTAGAATTTGGATCAAGCAATTTGGTGTATAACTGATCGTTTGTTCTATTAATGTTTCCAGAATCAGACCACGAATAGTAGTTAATTGCTGCATTACCAACATCCACAGTATAAGTTCCTGTTCCAGATGATTCTGTCATTCTTAGGTTTGCAGATACCAGTGTTCTATTTGATGCAAGCTTAATTCCAGAAGCAGAGAAATCTCCACGACCAGTATATTTAAACCTATATCTTTCTTGTACAAGACTTGAAACTTGTGTTATTGAACTATAACTAACACCAGCCTGAATGTTACTTACAGTTCCAGATATTCCGCTTCCAGAAACTGTAAACCAATCTCCATAATCATCTCCTCTTCGACCCCTTAATCTTCTTTCTGTTACTCTTGTATAAAAACTATCCGAAGAAGTAAGTGCGTTATTTGTTTCTGTTCCACTTGAAATTGTTGTAGTTGAACTAGCAGATGTGCCAACAGTATAGTTAATTATATTTGTTGACTCAACTGGGCTTTGGGTCCAGACTACTTTTGCACCACTTACTATTTTATTAGTAAGACCATATGCTAACACTTTGATATTATAGGTATTTCCTTGATTATTAACAACATTTGGTGGGGAAAATACTCTAGATATTGTGGATCCATTTGTAAAAGACTGAGAATCAATAGTTTCATATAGGCTCCAAGTAGAAGCAGAGCTTGCCTTATAATAAATTCTATAAAAATCTACATCAGCTGATCTGTTGGTCCATCTAATATTTATTTCTGACCAGAATGCTGTGGTTCCAGCATTAGTGGAAATTGAAGCTGTAAGATTTGGTCTTGCAAGAGAAAAGAAAGCATTTGGTGAGTAAGCATATTCAACTGTGTTTGATCTTCCACTTCCTTCACCTAAAGTATTAAATGCTTCAATTTGGATTCTATAAATAGTATTTGCTCCAGTAGAATAAGTTCTTGTATACTTTCCATCTAAAGATGTAAAAGGAGGGCTTCTGTAATTAATGCTTGGTGGATAAAATCTTATATCTCCAGAAACAGCTCCAGTGTTTGTTAAAGATAAAGAGACGTTTCCAGTACTTGTATTTATACCAGTAATTGTTGCACCAGATCTAATTCCAGTTCCTGCAACTCCCCATCCAACAGAAAATCCAGAAGTTACAAGAGTGCTTTCCTGATTAAATATTCTTATTATGTTGCTACCAGAAGTTCCAGTAACCCCATATTGATAAGGAGACCCACCATCATCATAGAACCTATAAGAAGACGTATCATATCTAGGCGTTGGAGTCCATTGTAAAGTTACAGACCCACTTGTTGGACTAGCTGAAAACTTTGACAAATCAGTTATGGGCTCTGGTGCTGCCGTTTCAGTGGTTAAGGAAATAAAGCTTGACTTATCCCCTACTACTGGAGCACCATCTACAGTTTCAATAGGTACTAAATAAAATACATAGTTTCTTTCTCTTATTGTTGAGTAAGTGTAACTATTGTTTTTTTGATAAATCATATTTGTTCCTGGAGTTGTTATTGAAAATCCAGTCCAAGGTTCTGCTAAGGTTAGCTGAGTATTGCTTTGAATACTAGAAACCATTCCAATTTCAGTTAATACCGTATCTATGACGCTATAAAGAATATTATTTCTTACCAAGGTTGTTGTAAATGTTGTTCCAACCCCAGTAACAGTTCTTGATCCTTGAGTTAAAAGTAGTTTTTGAGTAGTTGTTATTATGTTTGCAGATACGTCTATGTCAGCTTGTCTAACAAAAGAAGTTGTCAGGTTTCCCAGAGGCTTTACTGAAACCCAAAATTGATAAGAGCTTACATTTGGTGCTGCGTTCCAAGTAAAAGTAATGTTATCGTTTGTATGAGTTTCTCGAAAATTTATAACGTTTGACCTTAATCTACTATAAAATAATTCCCAAGATCCATCGACTTTTACATATCCTGTTGAAACTGGTTGCCAATATTTATTAACTTTTACATTGGCTTCTGTTATATTTTGCCAATCACGAGCCCCATTATTTTTACTTGCTCTTACTTCAAAAGCCATTATAGGAAAGTTAACCAGATATCGCCTTCATCGCCTACTGTATTTTGAGGGGATGACTGCGAAATGGTTATTCTTCTATAGGCAGATGGAAGAGTTATTGTGGATATATTTAATCTATCAGTTGCAGATGGGGCATCTATTTCTAACCAAGTTGGTTTTTTCCAGATAACTCCCTCTCCATCGTTGCTTAGGTAATAGGAATCTTTGTTTTCAAAATCCAAACTTGTAAGTGTTCCATCCGAAGAGTTTATTATTACTCCATCTTTGATGAAATCTGATACAGAAAGCCCTCTTTTTGAAACCAAATATGAAGCCTTTAATGGTGTATTAAAGTTATGTAAAACTTTATCTGCAGACACTTTATCCTCCTATGATTGAGCTTCTGACCAAGAAGCAAGTGCAACAACTCTTGAAGTAGTGGTTGAAAGGTTTCTTGCAGTAATTGTCAAAATATCTGGACCATTTGGGAATCCAGGGGTTTTTGAATTTCCATCGCCACTCAAAATTGAAGTTCCAAGTTCTCTGATGTCAGCTAGATCAAATCTTGTTACAGTGTCAGAGTTTGCTGTTGTTCCACCTGGGAAATCTGTATAGAATGAAAATATAACATCTCCACCCTGTATTAGTCCAGTAGCAGTAATATTTTCAGTTGAAGAAGTATTGTCAGTTCCATCATGGTAGTATACCTGAGACAATGATCCAGAGCCGACTGATGTTTGCTCCCAAAGAGAAACATTAGTAGGGAAAGCAGTTCCACCATGAGTAATTCTGTCAGGATTTAAAACTCCTTCTATTAAGAAGGGACCAGTTCCAAGAATTTCTATAGATTCTGGCAAAAGTTGCATTGTGTTTACAACATCTCTTTTTCCAAAATTTCTACCGATTCCGCTATCTACTGAAGGAGCAATTCTAAGACTAATAAGTGGTCTAGTGGCTCCAGATCCAATTTCAAGCCTTCTTTTCATTCTTGCACTAAACTTAACACCACGATCTGAGTCATAGCCACCATCCATTATTACAGATGATCCCCAGTGACTTAAGGATGGAGCACAAGTTTGAGTTATTACTCTAACAGAAATTTGCTCTGCATTGTTAAATACTAGCTCAATTCCAGATATTGGGGCTCCAGAAGTATTAAAGTTTTGAGCAGATCCACCAAGCGTAGAGGAAAGACTAAAGGTTTTTGCTGTAGAGTCAAAAGATACAACATAGTATGGGATAGATGTGTTTAGTGTAACACCAGAAGGGACTGTTAATATATCTACCCTAGAACCAACCGCAATTAAACTGTCCCAACTTGCACCAGAAGGAAAACTAAAAACTGTTGCTGTTGGTGCAGTTTGACTTGCAACTGTTATTCCAGTCTGTTCTTTATACAGTGCTCCTGGAACAGAAGAGTCTGGGAAAAATGATTGGGCAGATCCTGATCCAGAAGAAAGCCTTGTAACTTGAGTTACCTTAAATTCTTGATTAAGGTATGGCTGAGGCACATTATTTAAGATAATTTTACTTAGGGGAGGATTTGCTGTTAGTTCTATAGAGGTTCCAGTTACTGTTGCTCCAAAAGCTCCAAGAATTGTGCCAAGCTTAGTTCCATCTGCTAAATATATAATATCTCCAGCGGTAAAAGATTGGGAAGTGCTAAATGTTAGAAAAGAGCTGCCAGATGCTGTACTAACTGTACCAACTCCATCGTAACTTCCAGTAACAATTGATTGAGTAGCATTTCTAATAAGAGAAATAGGATACCCTCCAACAGTAGAGTTAAAAGATCCAACAGCAGTATATTGCATCATTTCTGATGCTGGATTTGCTCCATTTCTTTCAACTAATAGATAACCAATTGGATCTCCAGAAACTCCCGTTGGGGCAACGGTTCTCCATCCAGTAACGTCTTGCACATAAAGAACTTGATCTCCTGCTTCAAGTCTTAGACCAGAAACATCTGATGTTGATGGTATTGTATTTGGACTAGTTGTACCAGCAATTAATTTTGTTCTTGGGGCAAAATGACTAATTTCATATCTTGCAGGAAGATTTCCTGAACGCATGTATGATTGTGTGTTTAAGTTGTTGTTTGGTATTCTGTGAAAATATAAAATATCTCCATTAATCATTCTCATTCCGTAGCGAATAAATCCAGAACCGTACCAAGTGTAATCAATGTAGATCATTTGCATTTTTGTAGGGTCAAGTATGTATCCAGAAGGACCAGTTGAATCTAGCTTATCTAGATTAAATTGATCTTGAGGAGTTCTTACTGTTTGAACCTTGTACGCTTTTGCACCAGTTGCAGCAATTCCACGATATGCTGGTGAAACCTTAAGGTTGGTGTTTGAGTCAATATATAGGACCCTATACACCTGCCCCTTAATTACAATATTGTCTCCAACTACCAGTTGCTTTAAAAATCTAGTATCTTGTCCAATAACAATATTTGATTTGTTTGTTACAGAAACTGTTCCATAAAGCGGTTTATTTGAAGATCTTTTACAAGCCCAAAGCTTTTCTCCATCATACTCTACAAAAACACCATTCATTTCATTAAACATTCCAACTCTTGTTGCTGCTCCTGCCCATTTTTTAACAGTAACAACAGAGTTTTCTCCAGAAGGGTTTATGTTTGTTGAAAAATTAAATCCTGGGGTAATAGTCGTTTTATAAGTAAATGTGTTTTGATTGATTACATCTTGAACCAAGAATTCTCCATTAAATGGGTTATAGTCTCCACCAACAACCTCTATTCCTTCAATTTTAACGACTGCCCCATATTGAAGACCATGATCCTGAACCGTTTCTACAACTATTGTTGCATTTCCAGTTATAACATCTGATTCAATGTTTTGAATATCATAGCTTGGAGTTAATTTTGTTCCAGTTGAAAACTGTAGACCTTTTCCAGATTGATATCTAAATGTTTTTCTAGTTTGTCTAATTTGCTGTAATCCTACAACGTTGTTTACTGTACTAATTTGTACTCCACCATTTGCAGGAGTATGTTGAATAAAAGAATCTGGCTTACACACAATAAGAGATCCAGAGTTTACTGCACCCGTTGACGTAAAACTAGTACCAATAGTAATTGGAGATTTTACAACTAAGTCAAATGGGTTTGGAACAGACTCTACTATATAAGATCCATTTACCAAAGAAGCTGAAACACCTGTAGCACCAGTAGCTGACCCATTGATTGTTGATACTCCATTAATTAAAATTGGTGTTCCTGGGATTAACCCATGCGGTTGAGAAAAACCAATTGTCATGTTGCCACCAGTGAATACAGAGTCTATGTCAAAAGAGTCATATGATCCAAACACGCCTCCAGGAATGTGTGCGTTGTCAAAAGTTCCTCCTCCACTAATAGAGGTTAGCGTTCCGTCTAAGATTGAACCACTGGGAACTCGTGCTTTTGATTGATAAGAAAACATTTTGGACACATCAAGAACCATTCCCGTTCCTGCTGTAGTAAAGGCTGCAGCGGATCCTCCAATTGAATCTGTTATAGTTATTACGTTTGTGCTAAAAGTTCTAACGTAATAAAGAGTATCTACTGCAACTGCTGTTGAACCAATGGTGCCAACCGCTCCGCCTAAGCTACTAAAGTATATTGGTTGATTAATAACAAGACCATGATTGTTTAAAGTTAGGTTTCCACCAGGTGCAGTTACAGCAAACGTCATTGCAGATGGCACTGTTATTGCAAAAGTTCCCTCTGCATTGTTATTTGTCGTTTCTTGAACACTAACTATGTCGCTTGTTACAAGACCGTGTGGAGATTGAGTGGCAACGTTTATTGCAGATTTAGATCTTGGGCTTGTGCTTGCACTGTAAGAAACAATATCTCCTATTGCTAAAGCACTCCCACTACTTCCCTTTGAAAAGAAAGAAGCATAATTATTTACTAAAGATAAAGCTTCCCATTTGCTTGGTTGGGTTCCATATTCAAAATCGGTATCAATCATTGAAAAAGGATGAGCCACTCTCATCTTTCCAACTGAATCCACAACATTATCTGAAGGGGTAAACTTTTCATCATACTCGTCATACATGATCTGAAGTTTATCTGTGGAAGCCATATTTCCACAGTAATAATTTAAGACTAGGGTTGTTTTTGAGTCAACTGAGGAACCTGCAACTTCATAAGAGACTGCATTTAGGTCTGGATCGGAGAAATTATAAATTACCTGATTGGTAGTTACGTTTGTAATAAGAAGAAGATTCTCTCTTTGAATTACCCTTGGAATAACTATAGTGTTTTCTGCTGGCGTAAAAACATAGTATGTTTCTAGTAAAACCTTCTTTGCCATTTATATTTCTCCTTTTATCCTAAAGCAACATCTACCGCTTTAAACGGATAGATCCTACTTGTCTTATTTTTATTTGGTCCTGGAAGAACTTTAACGTTAATAGTAGATCCAGATGGTGGTGACTCTGAAAACTTTAACTTTCCATCGCCATCAATCGTAAATCCTTTGTAGGATAGAAAACCTGTCTGCCAAACATATTCCCTATTTTGAATAAATGCTGATTGCATTACTCCATTTAAGGATACGGATAGCCTCATTGGGTTATCTAGAACGATTTTTTTCTGATTATATCTAGGCAAAAAGGTATTGTTTCTGCCATCAAAATTACCAGAGAAGTCATCCAGTTCAATTATATCATAATAAAATCCAGTTACAGAGCCAGTTACTTCAAGATTTTTAATCTTTACGTTTTCACCAAATTGATCTATTTGGAAGGGAGCATCATCTGGTTTGCTAGATCCAACAGTAAAACTATAGCTTTTATCGGACTCTTTAGTATTCATGGATGGGGAGGAGGATGCTGTGCTTCCAGATCCAACAGAAGTTGAGATTAGGTTTGTAAGATTTTTTCTATACTTTATAGTATTGGTGGAAACTTCTGTAATGATTGCAGAATCTGTAAATGGAAGGTCCCCAGGAATATTAAGATTGTAAGCATTTAAGGATCCTTTTACTATTTCTTTTATACCAAACAAGCTAACGCTTACTGTTTGTCCAACATCAAGACGGTGGGCAGATGATGTTTGAAGTGTAACTTCTCCAGATTCAATCTTTATACTTGTAACTGAAATAGAAGGAAACTGTACATCATTAGCATCCCCCAAATATCCATCAGTATATACTAAAACATACTTTCCAAAAGTATCCTGTCCCACCTTAATTACTGGAAGATAAGATCCGTTTAGTGCAGTTACTTCGTCATAGTATCTTGAAATATTTGAAACAAAAATTACATCTCCTGGAACATACTTATCTGCATCTAAAGCATAAATATAACTATTATAGGCTTCATCTCCATTAGCTAAAATAGTTTTAACAGTTTTAATTCTAGCAACATCTGATTCTTTTTTATAGCTTGAAACATCTGATATAGAGAGGAATAAAGACTTTGACAAATATTCTTTTGGAGTTTTATCTACATTCCAAACTGGTGGAACGGATTTTGTAGTAATTATTCTAGAATCACTAGAGTTTACAACAACTGGTATATTTGTTGCATGATAGTCTTTGTTATATTCTTCATCTAGTGGACCCTCAAGGCTTAGGTTTGCATTTCCAGAGTTATCTACTGGAAGTTTTTCAAAAACTGTAAACTGGGAAGTAATTGTTGTATTTACATAAAAAGCTCCAAAGCGAATATTGTCATAAAATTTTGGTGGGCTATTTTTTAGTTTAATTAGATTTGGAGTGACAATTTCTTCTACTATTCCAATAAAATCTCCACGAACCTCAACATTGTTGACCAACAGTGTTTCATACAATTGATACCCAACTTTAATTTCTGCAAGACTACTATTGCTTATACTTGCAAAAACGCCTCTTGGGTTTCCAAAAAGATATGCAGATCCTGACACTTGGTTAACTTTAATAATTGTCTTTCCGTCAACAACTTCTGTTTCTTGCTCAAAATCTATTACTGGTATGGAATAAAAGCCTGACTTTAGATAAGATGTTGACCCATATGTTCCAGAAAATATATCACCAGATCCAATTACCCATCCAAACTCATTGCCACCAAGTTGAGCAGAGTTTGCATAAACATCAGTACCTCTAATTTGACTTGCAGATATGTCTCCAGTTATATTTAGTAAGCTAATATCTGGATTCCAAGTTACAGTAGAATCAACGCTTCCTATTTTAAAATGTCCATCGTCATACCAGTAGTTATATGGGTTTATGTAAACTCCGTCATTTCCCTCTTGATTAGAAAGTTTTCCAGTTGTTACAGTAAAAGGACCTGCATCTGGAGTTACAAAGTCGTGTCCAACCTGATCTGAGTCAACATAGGAAACTATAAATGTTCCATTTAAATTCATATAACCAGTTTCAGTAAACTCAAGATCCGAAACTGTTATTGTATCTCCAACTGTAAAAATTGAAAGCTCTGACGGTGCACTAGTTTTAAATAAGATTTTGTTGTTTAATATTTCAACTTCAGATATTGTGTACTCACTATCATTGCTAACAGAAGAACCTATTTTCATTTCTCCATTATTTATAGTTAAGCTTCCACTAAAGTTTCCAGACGTTGCTTCAATTTCTCCACGAACAGCAACATTATTAAAAATTGCATTTCCAGCAGCTGTTAAAAGCCATCCATCTGATCCAAGGATTTTATTTTCCCAACCCTCATGAATAACATTTAATCTATTTACTGGATATCCCTCAAAAAGAATTGGTTCAATTGTATAGGTTTGCTCAACACCGTCATCATCTAAATATTTAACATAAACATCTGATAGAAAAGAGGTAACTAGCTCTACATAGACTTCTTCATCAGTTAGGTCTGCTGTTCCTGTCTGCGTTCCAGCTACAGTAAAAGTTGTTGAAGTGGCAGAAATAATTAATTTTTTTTCAAAACTGTATCCAGCTGGAAGAATACCAGAAACTCTAACCTGTTGGTCAGCTTGGAAAGAATTATTGGCGGTATAGGTTACAGTTGTTCCGTTTCCAGAAACTGCAGTTATTGTAGATCTTCTCTTTCCTTGGGGAGATAAAGTATCATCAAAAAAATCTAAAGACGGATCTGTAAAAACTCTGGTTATTTGATAATTAGAAGCAGAGGTGCTAACATCAATTTCACCTGAGTCCAGTATTACTATATAGTCTCCAGGACCAAAGTTAAAATTTCTATTTGCTCTATCCCAGATAACAATATTTTTTGGAGCAGAAGGTACGGATCCATTAAAAGACCAAGATGAAAAACTTTTATCGATTACTCTAAAAGAGCTTGCTTCTTGATCTAGGTATCCAGATAGATTTGAAAGATTTGTATTTACTCTTACGTCTGTATAGCTTAACTCTGTCATATTTACAATACCGCCGATTTAGAATAGATTACTCTTGACATGCTTGGTCCAACTGAATCGTATGTGTCAGCAACTTGTTGCCACTCACCAACCCAAGAGGATCCACTTTTTGTATAGGTTGCAATTGTAAATCTATAGTCTCTAACGTCTGTACCAACATCTAAGTTTGTTTGACTCATTGGTATTGTTGATGGCATTGCTGAAGCTGGTATAGCTCTTGGTGTTGTTCCCATTACCGTATTGTCATCTACGTTATAAAACACTCCACCCTTTATATAAAAGAAAACTGGAATATGCTTTATGTTGTCAGAATTTTGTAAAACATTTGGAGCTTGAAGCTCTTCTGGCACAGATACCGTAATGTTTACCTTTGTTTCTTGCTTATCGTCTGGGATCCAACCATATTGATCTGCCGTTCTACCTGATGATCCAGGAATTGTCCAAGAAAGAGTTATTGTTTTGTTTTTTGTTTCAGGGTCAAATCCCTTACCATTGAACTTAGAATTATCCCAGTGATCAGTATTTTTATAAGTTACCTTTTTGCCATTTGGTAAAGTAACCGTTTTGGCTGCATTCCATGGAGCTTTTCCCCAACCAACATGAGTCCCAAGACCATTTTTCTTTTTTGTTGGGTTGGGGCTTCCTTTTGCATTAAGAAGATTTTGACTTTTTTTACCTGCCGTATAATCTAGCCAATCATAATAGAATGGCTCAGTATTAACTTTTGTTGTAATTCTTTCTGAGGCTCCTAATATTTCAAAAACTTGATCTTTTGGAGGAAATGGTTGACCAGCAACAATTCTAAAAACATAATCAAATGACTCTGCAATTATCATTTGATCAGCTATTGAAGTAACATTTTTTGGTTTTATTTCCCAGTTGCTTCCTGTAACAGTAATGCCCCATTTAAATCCAGGAACTGTATAAGTTTTAACATCTCTTTTATATTTTGGAGTATATGTAGAAATCAATCTTGGGGAAGAAGGAACAGTAAATTCAATTGAAGGACCAACCACAGATTCAGTTGTTGTTTCAACAATCATTCTGTATCTTTTTCCTGGAACAAGACCAGGAACTCGTACTTCTACGTTTGGCATTATGTTACCGTCTTATTAAACGCCATACTTAAATAATACTCTATGTCAAGGACGGAGTTTGTTTCTTTTATAATTGGAGTTGAAAGTGCCGCTCTTGATACCATGCCATACACCGTGTCAACAGCATCAACGTTGTTGAACCTAACTGCATCTATAACAATATCGGTAGTTGACTTTATGGATATTTCATTTATGTCTGACCATCTTGGATTACCAACTTTTGCGGTTTCCATTTCTGAAACTGTTCTTTGAACAAAACCATATGTTTGGGCACCAGTTATAGGAATAGATGCTACATAATAGTCAGTTCCTGTTGTCCTAAACTGTACGGTAAGAGTGGGAGAGTTTCCTGTAAGTTTTGAATAAGCTATTCTTAATGTGTCAATGGTGTTATACAGGGATAGGTTATAAGCTTTAATTTTTGCAGAATCATTTATTCTTACAGTATCATTTGCCTTAATAAAAAGAGCTGTGTTTCCAACCCTAAAACTATATGAAGCTAATGCAGATGTGACATAGCAAGATGTTGATGGTGTTGTGCTGCCAGTATTAGGCACTAGAAGAGTTTCCCCTTCTTTCCAAGCATCTGCAGTTGAACCAGAAAACAATGTAGTCTCATTAAGTGATTGTGCATTTTTATTTCCATTGCCAGGAAAAAGACCAAGCTCATTAATTACATATCTTTCTCCTTGTGAAGAGCTAGTGCCAAAACTTGCTTTAAATACCATAGCATCAAAGTTTCCAGAATTATCTAAAAATGACATCTTGACTGGAGCAGATGCAACTCCAAACCCCAAAATATTATTTGGAATCAACCCAGTGTTTGTATCTATTGCTCCGTTTGCAGTACTATCTAGTCCTACATGAATTTCTCCACCAACTGTTGGCAAGATTCCCATAATTGATTTAAGAATAATCACTCTTCCTGCCCTAGTTATAGAGTTTTTTTGCTCTCCAATGTATTCGCCATCTAAGTAAAATTTATAGGTTCCAGTTATCATAATCTTAATTATACCATTTTAAGAGATTTCATAGCATTTTATGACGTAATTGTTTTGATCATATACTGAGCTAAACGTAAATCTCATGTCATAGTAGGCTACTCCAGAAGATATCCTGACCTTCTGTGGTAAAAATGTGTCACCCCTTTGTGTTCCAAAAAAATTAATTTTATCTGTATCTAAGACAGAATCGTTAATTTTATTATTTATTTCATTTACAGAGAAAGAAAACTTATCTTGTTGTAGTGCTTGTTGGGGACCAAATGGCGGTTCTGGTCTAGCTAAGGTACTTACAACATCTTGTGAAATTGCTTCTCTATCAGCATCAAGGTAAAAGTCTGAAATAGAATTTATACTGCTAAAGTTATATCTCATCAATAGGTCTTTTGCGTTGTAGACCAGAGACAATACCAGCCTTTTTACTTCTGCAAAGTATTGTTCTTTATAATTTACATCGTCTACTAAACCAGAAGTATTAGAGAGTGTTCCAGTAGATACTTCTGTAGCATCCTGTACTAGCTTTTTGCCATCACCACCGCCACTACCGCCACTACCGCCAGTTTTTCCTTTAGGTGGAGTATAAAAATTAGATCCAACACCCTTAAAATTTTTTCCTGGGTCAGTTACATATTTTTTTACAGCTTTGGCAGTACTCAATGATCCAGTTTTTTGTATCTTTGCTCCAGGACCACCTCGTGGTGTTGTTTTTGGTTTTGTTATTTTTGCAGTTTCTCTTTGAGTTTCTCTTATTCGTGCCATTTTTTGAGCATTAGTTTCGCCACCTGGACCACTATTTTCAGACATTACAGCATCTCCCTTAAGCTAACGCCCATTTCAATTCCATCACTATTTGCACTGTAGTTAATTTCAGATAACACATAAGTTTTGTCCCCAATAGAATTATAACAGTAACCTTTTGCTTTATAAAATACTTTAATCTTATCTCCAAGCTGAAGAAGTGGATTTGGAAAAATATTTGCTTGAATTTCAATTTTTTCTTGAGATGCAAATCTTGCAATCCATTCTGCAAGAGTTGATGCCTCTTCTCGATTATTTAAATATTCTGCAGAAATATTTATAGCCTGATCTCCGTAAAGCCTCCTATTTATTTGAAGCTGATCGTTTGGAAGATCTGAATTTATATTCTTTAGATATTCTCCAATATCTACTGTTCCAGAGCTCAATCTTTTTAAGACAATTCCAGAAATAAATACTGGATATGGGGTCATAGCTCCTCCTATTGGAACCGTGGTGCTAGTAGAGTTGTAAATTGAAAAGGACGCTCCCCAAGATGTTGACTTATAGTCCTTAATAAAGTAATCTGGACTAACTCTGCTAAGCTCAATTAGGGTAGTTGCAAATGAAGGCTCATTAAACCTTGCTTCTATAAACTTTACCTCTCTTGCAACATTTCCAAAATCAAAATAGGCTACTGGTATTGATTTTCCAAGTATGGACTGTATGTGTGGTGAGAATATTCCTCTATTTTTTCCAATTGCTATTGCTGACGAATAAAGTGCAACATTTTCTTTATTTGATGTAGGTAGGGTTGGATAAACTCCATCTGGTGTTGCAACCGCATAAAGATAATCATATATTGCTGTAGAATCATCTCTTACCATTAATCCTATTTCATTTGTAGAGGAAAGTGGGCTAGGATCATGGGCTTCCATAATTTCTCTACCGTTCAAATAAACCTTAAAATCTTTTTTATTTTTTGATATTGCAACCTCTAAAGAAAAAGTAATTTTTGCTGCTGGATCACCCTTTGCATGTAAACCCTCAGAGAATTGGATTGTTCTTTCAAAGTCTGTTACATTTACATCTGGGAACCAAGCTGCTCTTAGTAAAGTTGGGACAAGCTTACCACCTGAACTTGATACCTTATAGAACTTAACATTGTCTTGTTTTCCTAAAGTTTGTGGATTATAATTTTCTGAAATACTTGAAACCTCAATAAAGTATCCAGTGTTTGCAGTATTTGTTGATGATATATTAAATCCAAATCCTCCAATTGCAGAAACTGAACCTGGAGCATCTGCTTTCTTGAAAAGATTCATCTTTGTTCCAATTCTTGTTGGATTAAAGCTGAGTGGTGTTCTATAACCAAAAATAAATTGTTGACCAACATCATCTATATTTATTTCACTTGCATCAATCTCGTCTGATAGGTCTGTCTCGGTTCCAGTTTTTCTAGATGGGGCACCCGTCAAAGTTGCGTATCCACCGTAGGCAAAGGTCGATCTTGAAAGATTACTTAAATCTGGAACCCCAACATCTGTTGCAAGGGTCATCTTTTGTCCATAGTCTTTTACTTGTCCAGATACTGGGCTATACATTTTACTAGAAAAACTTGTCCATCCATCCGATTCTACATTTTTGTTTGTTCCTGTATGAGAAGAAATTTCGGTGTCTTTGTAACCTCTTCCATCTTCTTGACAATAAAAAACATATCCCTTTGGTGTGGTTGACTTGCCTTCTGAGTTGTAAGGAGGTGCCAGTTCATCTGGAAAAGAATTTACTTCCATTCCAAAATATACTAGCAAAGCATATGGAACAAAGCTAGACCCAGACGGTGCCCTTGACTCATCTGATTTTTTCTCGGCTTCGTTAAAATAAATTTTTCTCTCTGAAACAAATCCTGGTCTTGTTATGTAGTAAACAACTCCATAGAACTTAATAAGTTCACTTTCTACAAGAACATAGCCAGAGTATTTTCCAAGGAAAGAAGCAATAAGATCATTTTCGGTAATAACAATCTGACAGCTTTCTCTTTCAACATCTGTCATAGATGAGTATGCCAACCTTATTGAATCGTTTCTATTTTTTGCAGTAAAGGTTTCATTTAATAGTATTGTTTTTGGTCTACTATTTTTAATATCTTTAATTATTACTCCAGCAGACAGGATTGCATTATTATCGTTACCATCATTTCCATTTGGACTCCAAACTTGCTGGGGGATATACCCAATGTCTCTTGTAAGACTTATTTCTGAAAACCCAGAATCAATTATTTTTTCTGTTTCTTTTGATAAAGAAGCATATGGATTTTTATCTAGCGAAGCGTTCAATAAACTCATAGATGCTTTTGGAATACCTAAGTCAGAATATGCCACCTCACCAGCTGTTATTGGTGGAATAAAAGAATCTTCAAAACTTTCAATATTTGAAGAGTAAACTCCATTTATATAGGCATATTCTGGATCGGAAATGGTGGCTTCACTAGCGTCACCAACTAAAGTATAGTTCCAAGAGTTTGTTTTTTGAGTCACCGCTTCTTTTGTTCGTACAGTTAAATATCCAAACTGATCAAAATACATAGAAAGCTGTGCTGATTTTGCCAACTCATTAAGGGCTTCAGCAACGGACATTTCTTTTTTGCAATAAAAAAAGTCTATTCTTCTGTCCTCTTCAAGATACTGCTCTACGTCAGCTGTTTTATTAAACGAGTATCTGGTAAAACCTGCATTATCTAATAAAATTTTAATTATAGCTGAAACCTTAATTCCATCTAATGCTCCTAGCAAAATGTCTGGAGCTGGTTTATCCTGCAAGAATCCCATAAAATCTTCTAACTCTACACTTACTGACCAGTCTGATGACTCGTCCCATGATTTTGCATATAAAACGTTTATTGGAACGTATTTTGTTGTTGAACTATAAGTTATAGAATTTAAAATAGTAAATTTAACATTTGGCTTTAACATGTATTCTAAAATTGATAGATAGTTTTTGTTACTAATTAAGTTATCCTGATTAAAAAACTTAATATTTCCACCTCCAGAAACTATAGATCCAACAGGAAGACCAAGTGTGCTATCTCCTAAACTTGAATTTGAAGAAAATGACTCAGTGTAGCTTGTCATATCTACAACCATTCTTGGAGAAATTTCTATGAGGTCCAAGGTGCCATCTTCTTTTGGATTATTTGCTGAATCAGCAAGTTTCTGTACGGAAAACCTAATTCCTTTTATAGACTGATATCCAGTTGTATCAGATCTTAAAAGACTTGTTATTGTTCCCTCTTCCGATACAGATCCAGCTATAACCCATTGCCAAGAACCAGAAACATACTTTCTTGAAAGTCTGAGGATGCCGTCCTTCATTGTTTCATTTCCTGTGTTTTGATAAATAGTAGTCCAAGTAGAGCTACCTGCAGGAAGAACTTCTACCGTAAAATCTCTTGCATATCCATGAATTGTTTGAGTTTTTACAACAATCTTATTTGCTCTTACTTCTTCTGAATAATAAACAAATGCGTTGTTGCCCTTCATTCTTCCAATTGAATTAGAGACTCCAATATCTTGAGCAGTTATGCTTCTGGTAGAATTTTTCTTACATCTTCTTGCAGATACCCAGTACTTTGAACCAAAGGTTTCACTTAACGGATAAATTCTATCTGGAGATTGTAAAATATTATATGCCCTGGCATTTCTACAATCAGAAAGGATGGTTCTAACCTTTGCAGACTTTATTGTAAAAGGAAAAGTAATTCCAGGATCTGGTCTATCTGGACCAATAATCTCTTTCAAACCCGTTAAACTTTTTCTTGTAACATCTTCTACTTGATAGTTTCCAGAAGAAGATACAACTTCATGATAATGACCACCATTATCCCATCCACCAGTATCTTCAGAAGAATTAAAAGTTTTTGAATATGTTGGATCTGTGTTAGTTGTTGTTCCAATTCCAGTAGTTAGCGTTTCAGCAGTAGGTGCTGAAGTAACAACAAAAGTAAAAGTTGTAAGGGTAGGCACAGAAACAATAGTCCAAGTTCCGTTAAGCTTGGTTTGCTGCGTTCCAGATGCACCAGAAATTATAATAGTATCTCCAGAAATTAAGCCATGATTTGCTGCAGATGTTCCAGTAACTGTAGTTGTACCGTTTCCAATATAATTTGTCATTGTAATTTGTCTAGAAGCTGCTACAATTGATATTGGATACGATCCAAGATGGCTAACAAGAGTATAAGCGTTATAGTTCCACTCTGCAATTATTTTGTGGCTAGATGATAATACCTTTGAAGACTTATAAAGATTATCAATTTCTGTATCTCCAGTGCTTAACATTTACACCTCCACCAAATCAATGGATACGTCCCATAGATCGTTATACTGACCTCTTTTTGTTATAGTAAAATCAAAATTGTCAAAAAATACATTATATTTTTCTACATTGGAACCCGATCCAACTGTTAGATCGTCATTGTTATCATATATTAAGAGCATCCAAAAATCATCATAGTTTGCTTCATACCAATCTTTAATATCTATTCCAGCACCAAAACCATCTGAAGTTATAGATACAGAGCCATTTAATTTTCTTGAAGGAATGTTTTCCCAAGATGTTGAAAAATTATATTTATCTGCCACATGAACAGACCTCATTGTTCCGTCAACCATTCTTCTTTTTGACTCTAATCTTTCTACAGAAATTTGAAGAGGAGATCTATTGTCATCAGTTAAATACAATGTGGAGCCACCTGTTTGAAAATCCCATTTTCCAGTAGGAGTACCCTCAGAAAGTTCTGGTAGTGGCTCTTTAGTAGAAAACACAATGAGTGATGGTCTTAACCATTTTTCATCTAAATCAACAGCTGTCATTATATCTTCCTACTAAAATTTCTTCTATTTTCTTGTGTGTTAATTGCCTTTACGACTTCTTTTGCAACGGCTCTTGGATCATTTGTTCCAGATGCATCCACATTAATATTATAGACTGAATTGTTTGAGATTGCTGAAGCGTCAACAAATCCTTGATTATTTTGAGGAACATTATATTTCATTGCTTCAATTCCAGACTTAAGATCTGCTGTAAGTGGGGATGTTAGGACTGCTTCTCCCTTATGTAAGTTAGCAAGACCATTTGACATTGTAAGACCACCTTCACGCATACCTGGGGGATTAGATCCTGGTTTAAGACCTGACCACTCAAAGTGTAGGTGAGCCCCTCTTACCTTTCCAGTGTCTCCAGAAAAACCAATTCTTTGACCAGCCCTTACTTGTCCTGGTTCGGCATCATATCCGCTTAGGTGAGCGTATAAAGACTCTGTTCCATCATTATGTCTTATAGTTGCGTAGTTTCCAAAACCTGTTGCACTGTATCCTCTTGACTTTCTTCCAGATGCCATTGCATAAACCGATGTACCTATTCCAACACCATAGTCAATTGCTCTTCCAGGGTACCTTGCACTGTGTGCTTTTCCAGAGCTTGGGTATGTGCCTCTTGCAGTTACCCCTGGACTTCCAAAAAGAATTTTTGCAACTTGTCCAAGTAATTCATAATTTGCAATTGTTGGTGCGTTTGAGGGACCTTGATCATTTCCTGGCTCTTCTTCTGACTTAGCTGTTTGTATTACATTTCCAATAGCCTTTGCTATAAGATTTGAATTTACTACTCCAAACCCAAGTGCTGTAGCAGACTGAGAACTACCTGCTTGGGCAGAAACATATCCACCACTTGCAAATTTTCTTTCATTAATTTGATCAAGCATATCAGTTCCATATTCATCAACAGCTGAGGCACGAACCACATACTCTCCATCTGAAAGTCTTGCTGTAATAGAGTCTGAATTTTTTGTTCCTGGTCCATGAACAATACCACCAGTTGCTCTATTTGGAATCATTGCATTTCCCTTAATTCCAGCTATGCTGTTATTAATAAGGTCTGTTAATTCTTTTCCACTTACATCGTATTCTTCTCCTGCAGATGTTATTGCACCAGAAACTATCTTCTTAAAGTCTTTGTCAAAACTGGAAGCAAGATCAGTAACTAATTTTTGTGCCTCTGGGGGAAGCTTTGATGCCATATCTGATATAGAGCCAAGATAATTATACATGTCTGTTGCTAAGGCTTCGCCTGGCTTAAGGGCTTTTAATTTTTCAGCCTCTGCAATTGCGGCATCAATTGATTGCAGTGTTGATGACTTGTTTCTTTGAATTTTTTCATTTTCTCTATCAAGCTGCTCAAGTCTCTTTTCGTGTCTTTCGTCTTCTCCCTCTGCAAGTTCCTTATTCTTATCAATTTGATCTTGAAGTTTTTCCTCTGCTGCATCTGCCACTTCTTTAATTCTGTCAATTTCTGTAGTTCTTCCAAACTGTGCTGCATTTGAAGCCATGTCTTGTTGTGCTTGAAGGAATCCAAAGACATCTCCAGATGCAAGAGACTGTAAGCCACCAAGAGCAGACTGGCGTTGTTGATTTCTAAAGTCATCTGCTTTATTTTCTTTATCTAGTGCATCAATATACTCTTCTGCACCTTCTCTAATTGCCTTTATTTGTTTTTCTAGTCCCTTATTCTGTTTGTCAATATTTTTTTGAAAGTTTTTGTGTCTTTTGTTTTCTGCATCTTTAGCTGATTCATTTTTAGCAATAAGGTTATCGTATCTTGCAGTTTCTGCTGCTTTTACTTCATTAAAACTTGCTATTTGAGCGTCAAGACCTAAGTCTAGTTCCATATCAATTTTTGCAAGAGCATCCATTTCAGCAAGTCTCTTGTTAACAATTTGTGCTTCCTTATCTGATAGATCTAAATCTTTAAGTAATCCATTAAGATTAATTCCTGCTGCATGAGCTTGCATAATCAAAAGCTTTGTATCTGTATCGTCTACACTATCGCCAAGCTTTTCTATTGTGTCAAATATTGGACCATCTTCAATTCCCATTTCTTTGAGAGAGCTCTTTATTGATGCATCTAAAGCAGATCCAACGTCTGATTGGTTAACTCCAGCAGCAGCACCTTCTCTAAACGCAACTGCAACTGAATCCTTTAATAGTTTAGTTCCTTCTCCTAAATCGGCTGAAAGTAGTGCAGATTCAATTACTCCGTTAAATTGTCCTTCAAGATTGGCTTTTTTGGTTCCTATAATTTCTCCACTATTTAAACCATATTTTGCTGTTTCTTGGAAAGCCATTCCTACCGCAGCAGTTGCTTGTGATTGATTTTCTATTCCACGGAACTTTCCAGCCATAGAAGCAAGCTGACCACCCGTTCCAGAGGCTTGAGCAAGTACAGATAAAATTTCATTGGCTTGATCTGCAGTAAATCCTTGCTGTAGCATTTTTCCATACTGACCCAAAAACATTGCTGCTGGATCGTTTGTATTTTTTAGCTGTTCTACAAGTTTTTTGTTTTCTTCCTGGTCAAGTATTGCTTTCTTTAGTGCAGGGTCAACTCCTAATGCAGAAGTTCCTCCACCAAAACCTAAATTCTTGGCAATATCTGCATTTGTCTTCATTTGATCATTAACAGATTTTAGAGTAATTCCATAATATTCAGCAGCTGCAGTTTGTGAGGCATACATTGACTCCCCAGCTTCTCTTGCTTCGCTAATAGCTTTTCTGTATGCTATAACACCTGCAGCTACTGCAGTTACAGCAGCGAGTGCGGCAATTCCAACTGGTCCACCAAGAAGGGCTAAACCTCTTCCAGCCATCATAAGACCGCTTCCAAGCTTTGATGTTCCGCCAGATGCTATAGACATGCGAGCACCCTTTACAAATGTTGCTGAACCTGCACTTTTAAGTTTTCCACCTGCAGCACCTAAGCCTCCAACACCACCTTGTGCTAACTGCATTGCAGTAGTTGCTAAAAATAATCCGTTTGTAAACTTTGTTAAACCTGCGGTAGCTTTAGCAAATCCTTCATTCATTGCACCAATTGAGTTCAGTGCAAATGCTGCACCCATTGCTCCACCAGATAATGAAGCTCCACGATTTAAAATTGATTTGCCCATAGAGGCAGCTCTACCTCTTGCTTTTGACAATCCTGTTATTGAGGCTTTTCCATAGTTTTCTCCAGCTCTTTCTGCACCCTTTGCATTAGCATTAAGTCTATTTTCAAACGAGTCTGTGTATATTTCTGCTACCTGGTCCGCCTGTCTTTGTACTTCTTTTGCAGGAGACTTTGCTTTAATTGCCTTTTTTACTCCAGTAGTTGCACCTGTTGCAGCTGGAACTGCTCCGCTTAAGTTAAGTTGTTCTAGTAATGGTAATTGTCCAGATAGTCTTGCTGAAGATACTGCTCTACCTGCTGCAATCCAAGGAGGAACTCTACTAGAAACTGATTTTCCTGGAACAGCAGTTTTTCCTTTTTGTGCAACAGAAAGATCTCCAGAAGCAATTCTAGACTCTACATCCATTAATGCTGCTTCATAAAGCCTTGTTCCAATTCTATCTATTGGTTGATTTCCCTTAATAATTGATCTTGCACTTGCTTTAAGTTCTTGTTTGCTAAACCCTTCCTCTACCAACTGAGTTATAGCATTACCCATAGATTTTCTAAATGCTACAACGTTACCCTTTGACCCACCTGGTCCAAGCTTTGTCATCATACTTAGTGTATTATTTTCTGCTGCACTTGCAGCAACAAGATTTGGTGGACTAAATACTTTTTTACCAGTTACTGGATCAACCTGTGGCGTAATGTGGGTAGCATCAAACTGCTTCATTGCGTTAATAATTTTTTGATTTTGAATGTCAAAGGCTGCAACTATTTGATCAATTATGTCTCCAACTATTCCAGTAAAAGGTGCAGACCTTTCTTGAAGAAGACCTCTAATGATTGGATCATTGTTACTTAGTCTTGTTCCCTTTGCAAAACCCTTTATGTTTCCCTGATTCATTGCATTAAGAATTGGACCATATTTTTGTGTTGCTGCCTTATTAACAACAAATTCTCCAGGCATCAGTAATGCTGGAACCGAATCAGTATTTCCAGATCCTGGGACTCCACCACCGTTTGCTCTTTTAATTGGCTTACCCTTAGCTCCTGGAACAAATTGTCCAGGATTTGCAGCAGCTTGATTTCTAAGAGCAGCAACATATGCACTCATAGTTGAAGTTAGTCTTGCTAAAGTTTGATCTTGTCTTGCATACGCAGATGTAAGTAAGTCTGTAGTTTTAAGAGCAACTATCTGTTCAGTATTAAGGAGCTCAAACTGTTTTGTTGGAATTCCCATAACTGCACGACCAAGATTTACGATACCCATTGCACCCTTAGTTACATAGCCAAGGAAGTTTGCAAGGACACCAGTAATCATAACTATTGGACCAGCAATTGCTGTAATTCCTGTTGCCAACTTAATGAAGTTTTTAACAGGTTCTGGAAGATTACTTCCGAATTCAACTAATTTATTAAACAAGTCTGCGGCTTTTTCTAAGAAAGGTATAACTGATCTAGTCAGGGCTTCTCCAATTGGCAGGAGAGAGGCTTTAATTGACTCCATTGCCCTTTGGAATCTCATTGATGTAGACTCTGTAAGAGTTCTAAGTTCCTGGTTTGCAATATTTGCAAGATCTGTTGAAGTTGCTGACATCAATTTAATTACTTCAACTGTTTGGGATCCTGCCTGATTCAAGTTATCAAAAAGTGCTGCAATTCTAGCAAACTGATATTTACCAAAAACTTGTTCAATAATTTGTGCTCTAGAGAATTCATCTAGACCCATCATTGCCTGTTGGAATTCAAGAATTGTAGGCATTAGCTTACCCTTGTTTCTTGTTACAATTCCCTCAAGGTCGATTCCAAATCCTCTTGCAGTTTCTGCAGCTTGTTTTGTTGGGTTAATTAAAGATGCCATACCAGACTTAATTGCGTTTGCACCTTCAGCAGCGTTAATGCCACCTTCCTTCATTGCAACAAGCAAAACAGAAAGGTCTTTAACGTCTCCACCCATTGCTTTAATAACTGGACCAGTCCTTGGAATAGCTTCTGTTAAGTCCTGAATAGAAACTGATGTTTGGTTTTCAACTGCGTTAAGAAAGTCAATGGATTCTGCAAGTTCTTGTGTACTCATATTAAATGCACTTTGTAGTGCAAGAGTTGCTTTCATAGCCTCTTGTCTATCTACTTCACCAAGCACTGCAAGACGAGTAGTTTGTTGGATAGAACTTGTTAGCCTTTGCCCTTCAAGACCAGTTGCTGCTAGGTCTGCAGCAAGGGCTGCAGTTTGACTAACCGCAATACCAAACTTACCTGCAATGTCTTTTGCTAGAAGTTCTACCTGCTTTCTCATTTCTTGAGAAGCGTTTGTAGTTGTCATGACAAGATCAGATCCATATACCTTTTGGAATCTTGTTAATTCTTTGTCAAAATCTCTAAATGTTTTTGAAAGGCTTGCACCTAAAATTGTAAGGGGAATAGTAAGACCAACTGTAAGCTGTCTACCAGCCCATTGAGTATTTTTACCCCAGTTGATAAGTTCTCTTGATCCATCTTGAACCAACTTATTAAATATATTAAACTGTTCTCTAGCAATGTTCATGCTAGTTGTCATATTTTTAGTATCAACAGATAGTGGGGTAATGACCATACCTTTATTTCTTCCAGTAGCATCTTTTCCAAGGCTAACAATCTCTGATTGAGCCTTTCTTACTTGCTCTACTGCAAGCTTTCTTACTCTTGATCCTTCAGTGTAGGCTCTTCTTGCTTCTTTAAAATAATCTCTCATATGGAGTTTATTCTTTTGAAGAGCCTCACCGAAGCGATCTACGTCACTTGAAAGATCCACCATTGTGGTCTGGAAAGCTCCAAGTGATTTTACATTTGTTCCAAACGAGGTTGCTAATTGTTTTTTAGCAGTTAGTGCAGCTTTGTCTAAAGAATTAAATGAATTATTTAATAGAGATATTTCTCTAGCAAGACTTCTAACTTGAGCAATGGCAGGACCAAAGTCCGCATCATACTCAAAGTTTGCGTTAATATCCGCCATGAACATCTCCTAACACTTCATAAGCTAATCCCATGTCAGATGTTATTCCATACTCAACGGCTTTTGCCTTTGTTGTATCTCCAGTCAATCTTGCCATCGCCCTCGCTTGAATTTCTTGGAATGTTGCAGGACGACTGTCATCGTCCTGGTTGTCACTACTATTCTCCATGTCTATTCCGTTTACCATTGCTAGGAATTTATTTTTCCTATTTTCAGATTCGTACATCGCTTTTAGCGTTGCTACGAGCTCTGGCATTGATAAACTAGACTCTAGTTCATCGTAGTCTTTCCAGTGACCAAGAAGAAAAACTTCCGCCTCTAGTGCAGCGAGGTCTAGATCTGTCCAGCTAGTTCCTTCGCTGCTTCCAGCAGGTTTGGGTCGTTCAGCTTGATATCAGCAGCCACCTCCAAGATTTTGTACATTGTCTGAAGATCAAGTGCTTCTTCAAGTGCGTCTCTGTCTTCAGCAAGTGCTGGTGAAAACTGCTTAAAGGCAATTGCAGTGCAGGTAATAAGCAAGTCAAGGAATTCATCCTCGTTTGTTGACTTTGCTGTACCTTCTGACCACACCTTCATTAGTTCTCTTAGTTTTTTCAAGCTTAGTGGCTTGACTTCCACTTTTGTTCCGTCTAATAGCTCTAGCTCGATACTTTCGTATACTGTTGTTGCCAAAACTTCCTCCTAATTGTTCTCTTTAATTATATAGTATTCTTGATATAAATGAGCAGGACTAGCCATTTCTGACTAGTCCTGATCACGTTTATTAAATTATGAACTAAGCTTGGTTGTAAGCTCTGTCGATGATCTTGCCGTAAGAAGCATTTCCATCTCCTGCTTCGTTTATAGACGAAGCCAGTAGACGTAGAGTTACTGGGAATACAGTAGCCTCATTTCTTCTAACGCCAACAGTTACAGTCTCCATTGAAAGAGCTCTGTATCCAACATAAACTCTTTCTACGAAGTTCTTTGTTGCTGCTGTCTTCTTTTCATCTGGTCCTGGACCAACGATAGCGATGGAGCGTTCTACTGGAGAGTATCCAAGAGCACCACCGTTAAGGTTTACTGATTGAACTGGGGAAGACATTGTTCCTGAAAGGTCCGTTGACTTTCCACCAATTGCTACCAAGAAGTTTTCAAGTGTGGCTTCTGCAAGTGTTGTATTCAACATTACTCGCTGACCCTGCTTGAAGATTTTTGCAACGTCAAGTAGCTGATCTACCTGTACTTCACCATAATCTGGTTCGAACGATAGTTCTGCACCTTCCGATGTGTAACCTACTGAGTCCCACTTTCCTGTTGGAGCTGTTCCTGAGTAGATATCAACATTGTCTGGATCCTGAAGGGATACAGTACATGCTGCAAGAGTTGACGCTACCTTTGGTAGATCGTCTTCTGTAAGTTCTGTGTCTGTTGTATGTCCGATGTATAATGCACCTGCACCTACAACAATATTTTTTGCGTTTCCTAGTGCCATTTTGCACCTCCTGTCAAAGTTTGATTAAACTTTGGTTTGGTTGCTTCCTCAGAAACAATCATACCATGTAAAATCTTATTATGACTTAGTAAATTCATACGTTAAAATAAGGGAAGTTTGGAATTTTCCTGGCTCAAGGTTATCTACAGACTTCTCATCTATCATATATCCTGACTGATCACATGCAACATATTTAAAGGATATTTCTAAGTCATTTAAATGAGCATTCATGTCTTGAGCAGATACGTCAAATTTCTTCAAAATATCATAAATGTAATTTTTCACATAGAATATCTGTGGGGCAGACCCAACAATAGTTATGGTTGCCCTTTCCTTGTTAATTGGATGGAATGTTCCATTTGGCTGGACGAATAAGTAGTCATAAATTATATAGGGTAGCTTTGATGTGTCAATGCCAAGATTTTCATATACTGGGTAGAATGGAATAAGGCTAATTTCTGCTACATTTCCAGTTGTTGATGCAACTGTTGTTCCACCAGCTGGAGCCTGAATTTTAAACTGAGTTGGACTATCTACTTGAGTTACCTTAAAAATTTTATTATAAGTTGAATTTACTCCAGTAATGTTGCAAAGTTTATTGGCAGTCATACCATGAGCGGTATCTGTAATAATTGTAGCAACTCCAGCACTTACAGTTATAGAAGTAATTTCTGCATTTAATCCAGTTATGCTGTATTGAGTAATATCCCATATGTCTGATCCAATAGCAGATTGACCAGTAACCTGACCAGTTGCATGATCCCAAATATACCTACATATAAGCCAAATTGGTAGCTTTGTATAATCCACTATAGACTCCTCACAATTTTACTAGAAGATGCTGCTGCTAAGTTTGCCATATTTGTTATTTCGCCCTTGCTAATTCTTCTAAGAGCAATTCTTGATTCGTTTTGAATGCCCTTCTCTATTCTACTAAAGAATTCCATATCTTGTAGGGCTACATTTACCATAGTAGACATAAACTGATTGAAAATTTTTACAAATGATCCCTGTACATAATCTCCTCCAGGATTTTGAACTACTACCTTTTGTGAAGATACAATATTACCGTCTATTTCAAATACCAATCTTTTAGCATTTTTTGGAGTAATTGTTACTGGAAGCCCTTCCTCCATAATAAAAGCCTTGTTCCTAAAAACATATCCACTTTTCCCTGGAACCCTAGACTCTTTAAATCTGTATGTTAATACTGGTTTTCCTGAGCTAGAAATGGATGCTTCAAATAGTCTTGCAGCCTTGTCGCCAGTCCTTCCTGGCTCATAAACGTGATGTAATGAATCAGGTCTTGATCTTGCTGCATTATCTACATAGGCTTCAAAGTAGTTCATTATATACCTGAGACCAGCAACCTGTATTCTTTTCTTATCTTCACCATGAATTCTATTTAATAGTTCTAGTTGAAACTTTGCAGTTGCAGCAATCTTAGAACCAATATCTCCAGTTTTAAAGGTTTTCGTTTTAGATTTTTTTATTGCAACATTAAGAGCTGAGGTATCTACTCTTGACATTATTGAATCACCAGAGACTGAATATCCTGTCTTTGCAAAATTGTTTCATATTCAATAACATGACCTAAATGATCCATTATTGGTGTGCTTCCACGAGGTTCAAATATTGTTGCCCCATTTGCACCACCTGCAGATCCAATTCCAGTTAAACCAGATTCTTTCCAAATAACTTCTGTGTCGTTTTTAATGTTTGTTACTCTTACTGAGCTGTCAATCGGAGTTTTACTTCTAAACTTTACAAGTCCAGTGATAACATTTAAATAGTTTTTTACTTCAACTGTATTAGAATTGTCTCCTAAGCCACTACGGACAACACCCTTAGCCAAACAACTAATAGTTGATGTATTTACCCATGTTTTTTGAACAGCACCTGAGTTTGCGTCCTGTGTCATCGTAGCGGTATATAGATCTGCTGTCATTGTGTATGCTGTTCCAACGATACATGTCATTTAGATCACCATTAAATCAAATCGTTTGTAATCCTGTAGGAATGAATCTACTAGTAGGTTTCCCGATCCCAATGATATTGAATCCGAATACTGAATATCAAAGGATTCGTTCTTTACAGACTTGAGTCCCTTATTTCTATAATTAAAATCTGCACATCTTAAGTCTTCTACTATAAGAATGGCTGCTTCTCTAATGTCTTCTGGAACATACTTCCATCCAAATTCTCCACGAACTAGGTATGTGCTGTTCTTTTCAAAAACTCCATACGGATCTAGAATTCTAAATGGCGTAGATTCTGAAACATTTGTTCCAACATCATATACTTTTAAGTGATACTTGCTTTTTGATACTGATACTGGATAATCTAATAAGTTAATTTCTGGATCTGCTGTTACGTCATATACAATTTCGTCATCTTTAACAATCTTGTCATATGTTTCAATTCTTTCACCAATGTAAAGGGTGTCTGCGTTTTGACCATATGTTAGGATGCTTTTGTATTCAAAATTAAACTTATCATTTGTTATCTTATTAATTAAAAATCTTGCTCGTTTTTCGAGTCTTTCTAGGTCTGATCTTTTTATTTGACCAGAGCCAGTTGGGGTGGAGCTAATAGTTAAGCCAAGCTCTGAGGCTAATTCATCAATATTACAGTATGGTCTAACTAGTGATGCAAAAAGAATATCTTCTGAGTAAGATCCTGCATCCACAATCTGTAAATCAATTTGTAGTTTTCTATCATATGCTGTAATATCTGATGGGATATCAATAGAAAAATTTACCCCAGAAATTAAAGTTGCCTCATCTGCAAAGAGAACCTCATTAAAATCTAAGTCTGTGATAGTATAAACAACAGAGTCAGTACCTGCTGGGGCAGTATATGTAATACTTAGTTCTTCCCCATCGGTTCTGAGGTATTCCTTCATTTTATAAATCTACTCCATAAAAGAACGCAAGTTCTTCTGGCGTAGCCTCCCTTACTTCTTCTTTTGCTCTTCTAATTATATCGTCAGCTTGTGCTTTTGATAACAACTTAAAAGGCTCTTCAAATGTGAATACTATTCCGTTTCCAACATTTAAAGCACCTCTTGGGTGAACCATCTTTAACAAAACTTTTTCTTGTTTCTTTTCAGTAGGCTCTTCTTTAGTTAAAACCTCTACCTGAGTCTCTGTTTTATCTGCTTCTTTATAGTCAAAGGCTTTATCAATGGCATCAAGGATTTCTTGATCAGATAAACCAGTTTCTTTAATGGCATTTAAGAGCTCAATCTTTTTTGAATTCTTTTGTGTTTCAATTCCTAAAACTTTACAAATAGATTTTAGTTCAAATACTGATTTTTTATCAAACATTTATAAATCCTCCTAGACTAATTATACCTCAATAAATGATGAAAGGGTCGCAGTTTCCTGCGACCCTTCCAACGGTTATAGATTAAGCTGTACGCACTGCATATGCAATAGCGGACTTCTCTTCTAGAGCTACACCCATACGGACGTATACTGTGTACTCTACGGTATCCTTCTTAGGCTTGAACTCACGGTGAACCGTGACATCACGCTGGAAGCCCCAAATACGGTTGCTTGGCAATGTCAAGTCAACGAAGTTATCTGGGTACAAAGGTACTTCAAGTACTGGCAATCCAAAGATCATGTATTGTGCTCCTGCTGGACCACCGATCTGTGGAAGAACGCCATCAATTACACGGGTTGCAACCTGCTCAGGTACTGAACCAACACTGCGAAGTGCTGAGATCAATTCCTGAAGATGCTTGCTATTCATGTAGAACTTTAGGTCCTGACGGCGAGCCTTGAACTTACGAGGTAGTGCATTGTACACTGCTTCGATAGCTTCAAGAGACAGAGTTGCAACAGATCCATCACCTGAATCTGGAGTTGCCTCCCAGATGCTTGTCATAGTTGCAGCAGCTGCTGCAGCTTCGTGAGCACCTGTGTAAGATGTGTCTAGAGTCTGACGAATGAAACCTGCCAATGTGTTATTGTAGGTACCATCGCCTGATGTTGCTGGACGACCATTGATAGCAATGTCCTCAAGATCGTTACCGAACTGAGTTGCCATCAATCTTACAATGTGATCTTCAAGTTGCTGACCTTCAATGTTGTCCTCAAGGGATTCTGTCGAAAGTTCGTAATCTAGACGGAACTTAGTTGTTGTAAGTTCGATCTTTGTAAATGCTGGAGCTGCGTTGGATCCTGTCTGCTCTGCCTGAGTTGCCTTAGCAACCAAACGTGAACCTACACGAACCTTGTCTACTTCCATTGTGTTAGCTCTCATAACTACTCTACGACCATCATTGGCGAGAACCATCTCGTCAAAAATATAGTCGATAAATTGGCGGGATTGTTCTGGATTTAGAACACCACCTGCGTCACCTGAGTTACCTTCGGCAGTCATATTGCCTGGGGATTCCAATGGAGATAGAACTGTACCGCTAGCTGCAGCCTTTTCTAAAATATTGTCGCTCATATTATTTTTTCACCCACTTTTCCTTTTAAATTATTTCTGCGGTGCCGAGGAAGCGTCCGCCCCAAGTTGATTGGGTTTTAGTGATTGTCTTATCTGATGATTCACCAAGTTCACCAGACTTCTTTACTGCAGTATCTGCCTCTACAGACTCTACTCTTCCTGAGAGAGTTGAGAGTACTTCTGAGATTCCTGCAAGAGCTTTATTAACCTCTGCGTATCCGCTTTCAACTTCTGCAATCTTGTCACCAAGAGCCTTTGTTACTTCTGCTACTGTTCCAGCTACTGCTGTTACAGACTCAACATTTGTTACTGTGCTCTTTGCAACGATTTCCTCTACAAAAGTCTTAACTTCGTTAAGGGCTTTCTCCAAGTCAGATGCCTCACCATTTTCGGTGGAAGCGTCTGCCTCTGCTACATCTTCTGATGCAGCTTCTTCGACTGTTTCGATAGCTTCTTCTTCAGTTGTTTCTTCTACTACATCGGACTTTTCAACTGCTTCTACAGATTCTTCTGCTTCAACTGCTTCAACTTCTTCAATAACTTCATCAACAACTACTTCTTCTACTACATCTGTAGTAGTTTCAATGTTTTCAGCCACTTCAACACCTCCTTCGTTGTTTTGGTTGGCAACTGACTGAGTATCAGTCTCAATTGCCTTATTTACTACCTCATTGGATAGTAAAACTTTTGTTGGAATACCGAAAACTTTCTTCACCTTTGTGCTCCATGCTCTCAAGGTATTCATTCTATGTCCCACTCTAATATCTGTTGGTTTCCAAGAACCGTTAGACTCCTGATAAACTGTAATTGCTACAGCAGGATTTTCAGGAGTAGCGGTGATTGTTACGCTTGAATTAGGCACAACAACTTTACCACTAGTTACTATTCTTGTAATTTTACCACGAGCTGTTCCTCCAGATGAACCCCATTGTACAAAATCGCCAACATTAAATTTTCTTTTATTTAGGTCATCCTCATCAGCGTCAGTTTGAATGTCTGACATCTCTTCATTTTGCTCTGGATACTTGTTTGGAGTATCTTCATTTGTTACAACATTTGCTGCTTTTACCATTGCAAAAACTGCCTTAGCTGTTGAAGAATCATCTACCTCGTCAACCCAGCCAATGGTGTTTAAATCGCAATTGCAATTTGCACACTTGTGAGTTTCTTCGGATCCAGTATAGGCTAGATTATCTGCCTCACACCAAAATACATTTTGGATATTTGACTTATTAAAAATTCCATCAGCAACATTGCCATGATCTGTTTTTTGAATAGAAAAAATATTTGCTAGTTGATTTGCTGGGGAATCAACTAGTGATAATTCTACTAGATCATAGTCTTTAATTATTCTAACTGTTTTTTGTGATTCTGCATCAAGTACTGGTTCTGAGTCTTTTACATTTCCGCCAACTGAAAATCCAGTAAGCGTACCATCTAGGACCATTTCCCAAATATTATCTGCACCCTTTGAAATATAAGCATCAACGTACACACCACTATATTGCTTGTTTGTTTCCATATCAAAAAAGGTTTCTGTTCTAAAGTTTACAACTTTTCCTGCTGGAATTGGCTGGTGCATTAATCGCACATTTCCTCTAAAGCTTTCAAATGCTTTACGAGATGCTTCGGATGTAATCCTGTCTCCTTGACGATCAACATTGTCAAGTGTTGCAAACCCAGATACGATTCTCTTTTCTACGTCTACCTTTGAGATAGGCATGGTCAATGTGATTTGTTGACCATTGGTAGTAAGAGAAGCTTTTTGTAAATCTACCATAGCATTTCAATTATATAACACTTTTCTTATTATAGTGTTATTATTGCTGTTGTCTTCCGTCACCCTGAGTAGCTCTTGATCCAGTTCCAGTATCTGCAGCATTTGCATCTCTTTGTTGATCCCTCAACCTATTTCCAGAAGCCTGTGTTCTTTGTTCTGCTGCTTGTTGTGGCTTAAGAACAACTGGTGTGTCTCCATCAGGAAGTTGCGACATTCCAAGTCTAGCTCTTACTTCGTTAGGCATAATAACCTGCATTCTAAGGTATCTTTCATCAATTTTTGACTGAGTGTCTTCGTCTGTAAGGGTAAGCTCGTTAAACTTTAGCTTAAACATATCTGTTTTTTCTGCAACAAGCCTATTAATGGATTTTCCAAGAGCATCTTGTTCTGGACGACAAACCTGTTCTTTAAAGGTTTTATCTGCTTCACGAGCGTTAGCAAGAGAAATGTTTTCCATGCTTCCAATCTTTGAAATTGGAACCCTATGAGCCATTAAAATTTCGTGAATATTAGACTTTCTATAATTATTAAAGGAAGAGTCTTGAATTCCATTTTCAATTGCCTCCATTTTAACTTCGACTTTATTTCCATTTCCATCATCTGCAGGAAGGGGAACAACAACTGTTCTATGGTTTTGTCCACGAAGATTATTAGAAAAGAAGTCAAATAGCTTCTGCTCAGCGTCTCTTGAAAGCTTCGCTCCCTTAATCCAAAAAACATATCTTGGAACAGCTTTATTTTCAAAGTATTCAAGGTTAAACTTGGAAGCAAACTCATTACCAGCCATAGCATTTTTTGCTGCAACAATTGCAGGAATTCCATAATAAGTGTTTGTTGGAGTATAGGTTTTAAGGTGAATAATTTCATTTGGACGAGGATCGTCACCAATTGGATTAGACTGACTTACGTCTTGAAAATTTCTAAAAAATACTGCTTTTCCATTTACTATCTGAACAAATCCATCACGAAGACGGCGAACACGAATAGTAGAAGCTGGGATGTGACCAATATATCCAATTTCACCAGTTGTGGTTCTACCAATTTCAAGATATCCGTTACCAGTTGATTCCTTATCAATAAGGGCTTTCATTAAAGTTGCAGTAAAAGTATCTTCGTCATTTCTTGACTCTAGCCACTCAATTGTAGATTCTCTTGCTCTATCAATTTTTTTTCTTGCACGACTTAATCTTTCTGGATCATTAATGTCTTCAAGTGCTTGCATTACACTAAGTGATGGGTCTAGAGAATATCCAAGACCAACAACGTTTGAAACTTTTGCATTAATTGCAGCAAAGTTTGCTGCAGAAACTTCATATATTCTGGAAAGAGAATTCATGTTGTATGGAGCTTCAACGACATCAAAGATTCCGTATCCATACTTATCTGGAACTATTTGCTTTGAAGAAGATCCATCTCCAGTAAGGCTGTTGTTATCTGCCTTTTCAATCTTTCTTTTGGCAGCTCTTCTAAAATTATGGCTTAATCCAGATAGCTTCATTACCTCATCAGCAGGTTGGTTAAAATCATCTTTAGAGGTTGTAAAGTCATTTTCTGCTTTTTTTACAGAAAGCATACTGACATCAGAGCCGTTAATTTCTTGCATTTTGAATTACCTCTCTCCAGTTTTCTGTATCTCCATAAGGAGTCAAACCTTCAGCCATTCTTTCGTGATCTTCTCTTGACTGATCATCGGATACTCTTCCAACTCCAGGCATAAACTTTGCTTCACCTTCTGGTTTGCCCCAATAAGCAGCTGCGTCAGCTAGGGATTTCATTTTTGAAATATCATATTTTCTAGAAGGAACGTTTAGTGTATTACCACTATCATCCATAAATGGTTCGCCATTTGGCAATATCCAGACATAGATTCCATATTCTGCTTTGCTTTCTACAGCATTTACTTTATTTTTTGTATTTGACATACCACCATGATACCATTTTTATAATAATTAAGCAAAGTATCTAATAGTATCTAACTCTTGCTTCAATGTTTGCAGTATCTGAGTTATATGCAACATATTTTTTCTGTGTAATAATCTGACCAAATGATTGATTTGAAGAAACGGTAGATTTTAAATAATAAGTGCTTCTGTTTTGCCAACCTTCTTTTACAAAAACTACGGTTCCATCAGAAAGTGCAGTTTGCTTGGTAAGAACAAAATGTAGTTGGCTTGGGGCACCAGAATATACTACACTTGACACTTGATATATTCCATTTTGACTAGGGGTAGTTTGATTTTTTAAAAGAATATAGTCGTTTAAAACCATCTCTACCTGATCTAATTTCAATAAGTCTCTGTTGCCAAAATAGTTAAGTCTCCAGTTATTTCCTGAAACATATGTAATTGCGACATTTGTGGTTGAAGACAATCTTGGACAAAGAGATCTAGATAAGAAAGATGTTTGATTTCCAAGTTTTTGATAAATGTGCGTTCCGTCAGATGTCTCTGTGTCATTTAAAACAAAATTCATATAAGATGAACTTTGACCAACTGGAACTCTTTCTGCAATAGTTCCAAAGTAGGACTCATAAAAATAATTTATTCTTGAAGGAGCAAGGTCAGTGAGAATTACTGATATGTTATCTGCAACCCAAGACGCACCAGCATACCCCATAAACAAGTTGCTATTATATGCAATTCCAGCTGTAAATTTTATACAGAAATGATTCCAGTTGCTAAAGTTATAGGTTGCACTGCTACTATATCTTTCTCCATTTATATATAGCTGAACGCCAGTTGGCTCTGGAGTGCCTAATGTTATGGTGTGTGAAGGTGAGGTTTCGGCTGTTCTCAAAAGCTCTACCTGACTTGCTGTTCCAGAAACATGTCTTGCAGTAAACATTACTTCATAAATTTTAGGAGTTAGGTCAGTTACGGTTAATACATCACATGGTATTTTTATGTAAGGATTTACAGAAGATACTGTAGATCCGTTTGGCAAAACAAAGCTTGCATTACTCCAAGCACCACCAACGGGAACTCCAGTAAAAAAAGACCTATGCAAGTCTGTTGTTTGTTCTACTTCTGGGAGAAGTAAAAATGGATGATTCACGCTATTACTATATCCAGAAAAATATTTAATATTTGATCCAGGAGAACTATCATTTACTTCTACATAGTTTTTTGAAGACTCTACTCCAACTGGATATGTATAAATTCTAAAATGATCAATATGACCAGGTGTATTATTTGCATCAGTTGAATAAAGAGTTCCAGAAACTAAGTACTGAAGTTCTTGTGCTTTTACTGTACTCGTTATACCATATGGAATTCTTAATAAATTAATATCCTTGTTAGTCTCAATGGCTGTTACTACATTATCTACTATTTTATTTAACGTATAGGTAATTTCTGAACAGTTAGATCCAATATCAACCTTCGGAGCAAGTTTTATGTCTCCAACAGTTTTATCAAACGCCTCCATTCCAACTAATTCAAGTAGGCTTAGTGTTAGGTTAAATGTTCCTTTTGTAGCAATAGAAATTTTTCTAGTTTCTGGGTTAACATAAAGTTGATACAAGTTAGGTACTTTTTTAGTTGGATATGAAGCCCAGTTTGCTGTAACAGAAGTTGAGTCATATATATCAACTTGTTCTAAACCGCCATCAAATCTTCCAGTTTGCTCTTTTTCTATATTTGTTGGTGAAGTTTTTCCAAAAAATATTGGATATGTGCCAAATCTTATGTATGAGTTTTGAATTGGAAAAATATTACAATCTGTAATTGTTCCAGTAGAACCGTTTCCAAGAGAATCGTTAACCCTAATGGAAACATCTTTTCCATTTTTAGCAAGAGAAACAAAAAAGTCACTGGAAGAAGATCCTATTTCTTGCGTAAGCAAAGTGGTCTCTGATCCATTTTCTTCTTTATATTTTACGGTTACAGTTTTATTTACAATTAAGACGCTAATGTATTTTGTATTTAAAGATTTTGATCCTATATACATAAGTTGCTGTTCTTCTGTTGTAGAGTGACCAGAAAGCAATTTAAACTTAGCTTCAATTTTTTTTGTTTCACCTAAAGTTATTGATTCATGGTCTGCTACTTCTAAATAAGTGTATCCATTACTAGGAAAAACCACATATCCAGAAGAAGATATCATATTTTCTTCTTGTAGTTGTGAATCATCTGACGAAAGAACTAAAGATTGATTATTAAAATTAAGTGTAGATAGCCCATCATTGTTTGACAACAAGTTGTTTAATGATATTGAGTTTGACCAAGTATTATAGTCTAAATAGTTTATTTGTTTTATTGGTGCTGTAAGTTGAAGATTTGTTTCATAGCTTACACCACCAGCACTCTTTATTAAATATTTTGGTACATCATATCCCAAACCATAGACGTAGTGTCTTTTTGCTACTGAGGAGCCTAATGCCTGTGCATAAATAGCAACAGTGTCGTAAGATATATTATCAAAATACGGTGAGGAGCTATTCATTCTATCTGGAAAAAGGAAATCTATTGTTCTTGTTTGTGCTGCTCCAAATATTTCTTCAGTTATTGTTGTTTTTGATCCAGCAACACCATTAACAAACAATTGAATTGAACCAGCATCATAAACAACTAAAACATGAAGGGGAGTATTCCATTCTCTGACGTGGACAGAAGACTCAAAAACTTTAAATCCAGAATCCCCTATCTTGAAAACTAAATAGTCTAAATCTCTAACATAAAGACCAGACAAGGAGTTTCCAGAAACCCCAACAATTTTAGACTCACCTAATCTTGATGTTGGTCCAGAAGAAAGAGATTTTGTAGGAATTGAAAGATTCATCCAAAACTCTAAAGAATAAAAGTTTCCTCTAGTTGATGAAGAAAATTTTCCCAAAGATGGTATACTAAAAATTTTATTATTTGATGAATAATTTTCAGTATAAGATCCATTATTTTGAATACAAGCTATTCCACCATATGTAATTGGTACGGCTGATCTTGAAAAAGTAAAAGCTGTTCCATTGTACGCAGAATCACTTACAAATGGATCTGACTTTACAGTAGTTCCTGTGTTCATGTTTAGATCCCAGAACACCTCTGGGGAATCTTTTAATATAAGAGCAGAATATGACATAAGAACCTCTTATACATTATACAGGTTTAGCGGTACCAAAATCACTTATATCACAAGCACCTGCAACACAAGCAAGATCCTGAACACTTGTAGTTCCATCAAATGTTTCATAAATCTCTAGCCATTTCCAATCAAGATCTGATGGGGTTTCTGAAACAAGAACATTATATTCTTCTTTTGATATTTCTTGATATGGAGCTTGTTGATAGGTATGCTCTGAATAAGGCAAGAATGAAACTCCTGACATCTCATCAATATGATCGTAGACCCAAGCACCAACTGCCATCCATTCATTTTCCTTTACAGAAATAGTAATAGAAGGCTTATGCTCTGCCCAGTGACGCTGATAAGCTAACCAAATATCTAAATGTTCAATTGCGGTTAGATTCTCACGAAGCGTTGCACCTTCTGGTGCAGCAATTGGAAAAGTGAAAACCATTGTATCGTTTGGCTTCATTACATCTGGTTCATGCTTAATACCCATGTCAACAAGAAATGCTGTAATTGGATCTTTCATGTCTCCACGAATAGTACGAGCATATTGCTGTGAGTGCCAAGGATGCATACCAGACGAAGAATTAACTAACTGAGAAACGGTTCCTGAAGGCTTGACACAAGTAATTGCTGCTGCTTGATTAATTCCAATTTCCTTTGCCCATTTTTCATTTACCTTTACCGAATGCTCACGCAAAGCATCTAGCCACTCTGCTAATTTGTCCATACCTTCAGAACCGTTAAGAACTCTATGAGAAAGCTGACCAGTTAAAGAAACACCAAGTAATCTTTCTTCTTCAGAATTCTTTTGCCAAATTTTACGAAGGTACTTAAATCTAGTAAATGTTGATTGTACTGTTCCAAGAATAGTTGCAATTTCAACTTTTGCTTTTAGATCTTCCAAGGTATCTGTATCACGAACGACTACTTCTGTTAGGTTACAAAATTGATATGGACGCAAAATAATTTCTGAACATGGATTGGTTCCAAAATCTACTGTAGAGTCTCTACGACCATTTTTTGCTGCAACTCTTTGTGCTGCTTCACGACTAAAGATTCCACGCTCTCCAGACTTTGAGTCATATAGGGCTTTCCATTCATCCATAAACACTTCCATTGTTGGACGAGTGCTATATACCGCTGAGTTGTTTGCAAGAGCTCTTTGACCTGAGTACTCCCACCAAGAGCCAGACTTTGCTGCTGCCATATTTCTATCTTCAAGATCTGATAGTGAGATCATTGCTGAACGGCGGACACCACCAACAACTACAACTTCTGCAATCTTACACATGATGTCGTGTGCTTCTAGTGGAGTTAACTTTCTACCTGCTGCACTCTTAATAAGAGCAACAGAAAACTTAAATAATCTATCTAGTGGATCTGGACCAGAAGCACGACCACCAAATGTTTTTAGACGAGCACCTGCAGGACGAACCTGTGACATATCCCATGTTGGAACTTGACCTTGCCAAAGTAATGCAAGAAGTTCTTTTAAGGATCTAGCCCAACCAGCCTTAGAGTCTTCTACAACGATTACAGAACTGGTGGTCTCAAAGTGTTCTGAAACTTCTGGAAGCTGATTTACATATCTTGACTCAACAGAATAACCAACACCAGTTCCACACATAAGGATATACATTGCTTCATCAAAAGATCGTAGACTATCTACTGGCATGTAAGCACAATTGTAGATGCAGGTATTATCACGTTCTAAGGCAGGTCCTGCCGTCATAAAGGCTCTCATTGATGGCATAACATCAGTTTTTAAAATAGCCTCTGAGATTTGATTCTTTATCTTATCAGACATCTTATAATTACTGTGTCTATCTAGAGCATCAAAGATATAGTCTGAATAGCGAGCAACTGTTTCGTCCCAGTTTTCTCTTCTATTTTCTTGTTCCATCCACCTCGCATAACGTGTTTTATGAATTACTTGCTGATATGCGGTAGGCAATGAAACTGACATTTTTACTCCAAAATTTTATAAGATTATCCTCCTGAATGGGAGGTAGATACTATTGTACCTGACGTATCGTTAATGGTCAACTCAGGGTAGAATTGTTAGATGATAACAATACAAGAAGCTCATAAATATTTACAACTAGCAAATTTAGGAATGGCTAAGCAAATACTTTGCCCATTAGATAACGAACACTTACCAATGGTGTCTTGGATGAATGAAGAAGATGAAGTTTACTTTTTATGTATAGCTTGTAACACTAAACTTACTCCTGGAGACTTTTTAGAAAAGAAAATAAAACTTGTAATTCAAAACTTTACACAATCGTTATAATTGTGTTTTTCAATAAATACGGTGTTTTGATTTTGCATAGAGAAAAAGTTTTGATATAATTCTTACTGGGGGGTAGGGGGGAGAGGTTAGCAAATATCCTAAATATAAAAAATATAGGTTAAGCGGTAACATCTCCAGTAACTAATATAGGTCCCTGCAGAATAGTAGATATAACATTAGAGTTAGTCATTTCAATATCATAAACATACTTTTTACCTGCAACTAAATTAACAGACTGTGTAGCAGGAAGAGTAACTAATACTACTCCTTGGGAAGCATTTTCTATAGTAAAAGTAAACGATGCAACTACATCAGATTTTCCACGCTCTTTAATTTCTCCAGCAAAGTTATGACTAGTAACATTGTATCTGACTAATCCGTCTGCTAGAGTCATTCTAAAAGCAAATGTATCTCCACGATATACTTTGAACGATTTAAATCCTGGTAACATTAACCTGTCACCACTACTCGATAATCCCCTGATGTTGGTGCAGTATTGAAGTATACGGTTACTGTATCTACTGTGGCATACTCAACAGCAGTTTCAACCTGAGCATAAGGTGAAGCAGTTTCATAAACTTGAACGGTGACATCTCTTGTATTTAAGTTGTGTGTAATTGTGTATGAAGTAGCTGATCCACTTATAGCAGTAGCATACTTTCTGGCAATTGAATGCTCTACTGCTGCATCTGCAGTATCTTTAGGACTTGATACAGTCCAAAGATTTGATGTTTCATTCCACAAAATTGAAGCATTTGTGTACGATCCACGCTCAACTTCAAGACCTGCATTCAAAGAAGGAGTTCCAGTTACAGTTGAATTAAGTAAGAACAAGTTATCTTCAACATTAATTGTTGAAGTTGAAACTGAATTAATTGAACCAGTAACGTCAAGGTCTCCAGTTATTGTAAGGGTTCCGCCAATTGTTACATCATTTGGAAGACCAATCGTTACGGATCCAGAGTATGGACCTACTCCAGTAGCGTTTAATTCAATTTCGTTGGCTGTTCCAGTAATGCTTGTTACGCCAGAGTTGGTAAAAGTGATTGTGTCTGTAGTTGCATCTGTTGTTACGGCTATTCCACTACCAACAACTGTTAAAGTATCAGCATTGGTATCTGCAGCTATGCTTGTTTGACCAGAAACTGCAATTGTCTTAAATATATTTTGTGAAGAACCTTTATCCGTGTTTGTAAAGGCTAGAGTTCCAGCCCCAGTTGAGTTATCTGTATATGCTACAGAAATTCCATCGTGAGTAGCTGCAGTAATCATTGTAGAAGCGGTGTCTTCCACATACTCTTGAATTCCAGTTAGCGTTGAAGTTGTGTGATTATGTGAATCATCTGCTACTGCCGTTGTAATTTCTACGTTACCAAGATTTGTTACGGTATTAGTACCTGAAACATCACCAGAAAGGGTAATTGAAAAATCTGCTACGTCAAAGTCAAGTGTATTATCGTCATCTTGGTAAGTTACAGAAATTCCATTTTCAGTGTTTGATGTTACCATTGCACCAATAGTGTCTGCTACCGCTTCGCTAAAATCTGAAATTTTTCCAGATGTAATATCTGGAATGTCTGTTGCTACAAGTGATCTAAATGTTGGAATAGCTGCTGTTGAACCAGTTCCTGGACCAGCAAGAACAGTGTTAACTGCTGCCGTATTCCATTCAAAGGCTAGAGTTCCAGTTGCACTCGCAGGAGAACCTGATACTGTAAATAAGTCTGGGGCATCAAGGGAAATAGAAACGGTTGGGGCATCATCTGTATAAGCAAGTGTCTTCCAAGCAGTACCGTTGTATACCTTTAGGTGGTTAGCTGAGGAATCACCAGCTGTCCAGTAGATTACTCTACCTGTTGTTCCTGTTGGATTAGTTGAAAAATCTTCAAAGATAAATCTTCTTGCCTTGTTAAGTCCAAGGTCTAAATCGACTGTAAATAGTCTAGATGCCATGTTGTTCAATTCCCTATTTTAAATTTACAACTAGGTTAGGTATGCAGTACCGCTCATAGATGTATTCATAATAATTCTAACAGAACTTGTGTTCAAATATCGAATATCTGCCTCAATAATTCTGGGTGGAGTGTCATTATCTAATATTGTCACATTTGGGAAAAACCCAAGGTTGTGATTAATAGTCCAGTCATTTGATACCTCAGTTTGAGTATGAACATATCTAACATGATTTACTGGATTAGCGTTAATATCTGGATAATCTATGGTTACATGTCCAGTTTTACCATTTACTGACTGAACCATAGCAGTAGTTTCAACGTTTGAAACTTGTACGGCTAAGTCTGGTGCATTATCTGTAAGGGTAACTGAAGTAATAGAATCGGTGGTATCAATAGTTACCACATCTACATCTTGGACAGTATTAACGGATACAGAATTAATTTCTTCTACTGGAGAAACTGTTATGGTATCAAGTATTTCAACTTCTGTAATTGTAATAGTATCTGGAATAGCCATACTTTGATTATAGCATTAATCGTGACTCAACATTATCAAAATGTTCAGTAACTACACGATTCCAATCATATTTTTCATGTACTTTTGGAGCTAGTTCAAACTGTTTGGTTGCCAGGCTTTCATAATTAGATACAACATATTCAATCATTCCTACAAAGTCCCAATACAGTGGCTTATACATTTTTCCAGGATGCCATTTTTGCCATGGGCTTTTAACTAAGTCCGATCCAATGCCAAGACCAAGATTAAATTCTTTATAATCACACCATTCCTCTGTACTTATTACTGGCATACCAGTAGCCATTGCTTGAAGTGGAATTAGTCCAAATCCTTCTCCCCAAGATGGGTAAAGAAGAATGTGATGCTCATGCATTAATGTGATTAGATTAGAATACGTCATGTCTCTGGCTATTACAGTTATGTTGGGCTCTCCTGGATCAAAATCTGCACCCTCATATGTTTTAACTGTTAGGTGATAATCCATATTGCCCTTGTAAAGCTCTAGGAACGCCTTAGTGACATCTGGCAGGTTTTTTCGTAGTGCAGGGTAGCCAATGTGCAGAAACTTTACAGGACCCTCTAGTGACCTTTTCTTAGGAACAAACCTTTCGTCTACTCCATGTGGAAATACAAATATTTCTCTGTCAAAGTAGTTTTCAAAAACATCTTTTGTAAATTTGTTTGGAACCCATAACTCATCACATTTTGAGTTGATTATGTCTTTCCATCCTTCTTGCAATTCTGTAGATTCCCATGCAACGTATCCAACTTTTACGGAGTTGGTATCTTCTGAAAATTTGTAAAAATTTGGATGGGTAAAATTAAACTCTAAGTCAGCACCTCTATCGATATAGATCTTGTGCTTTGTTTCATTTATGGTCTTTAATAAACGCATAGTAACGTAACCATGCCCAGTCTGTGGAGCACCACAGCCATTGCTAAAGCTAATTCTCATTTTTCTACTTTTGTTCTAGTTTGTCTAAACGCTGTTCAATACGGGCAACTGCATCTTTAATAGATGTTCCGTGGTTTGGTCTCATTTCAAAGGATATGCAAGCAATTTCTTCTTCCATAAACCTTAATCTTTCTTGTAGTCCAGGACGACCTTCAAATCCTGGTCTTTCTTCTTCGCCAAAGTAATCGTCTAGGAAGTGTATAAATCTTTTTGTTAGCTTTGAGGCTTTGTAAACCCCAACACCAATAACTCCAATTGCTGTAACTGTAGCAGCTAACATCATTAGGAATTCATTGGCACTCATATTTAGTTATACACTCCCACAAGAACTACTTTGAAGTAGTCTTCTTTGCTGTGGATTTCTTGGCAGGTACCTTTTTGGTAGCCTTCTTCACTGCTGCAACAACTTCTGCTGCAACCTGATCAGGGGAAGATTTGCCACTGATTTTACCAAATGCAATATCATTCTTATTAAAGTAGCGAATAGCAACTGGTGCTACTGCTGCAATAAGTGCATTTAGATATAGATACGGATCTGTTACACCTGCAAGATACAGGGCTACAGCAGCTCCGAGGAAAGAACGAGCATATGATTGCAAAATTGCAATGTTAGCTGGCGTTAGTTTCATTTTTTCTCCAATTATTTTCGGCGTTATCGTGTGATAAACGGTAATTTATATTATACACTATTTCGGTTCGAAAAATCAAAATTTAAAAATTGAAAATTCGGCGGACGAGAACAACCCCATACCCATAATGCTAAAATATACTAATATAACATGCAAGCATAGTATAAAAGTAGACAAAGCATATCCCCGTATGATATACTTTTATATTCGGACAAAGGAACAATATGAGTGAAATTGAAGATGCATTAGAGGATCAAGAAATTAAGTCAATGAATGATAACTTAGGAACTATCCTATATATCATGTTAGGTCGTATTTACGATCAATTGACATTAATTGCTGATGCTCAAGGCAAAGGTGAAGATATGATGAAGCTTATGGAACTTCATCGTCAAGGACATTTAATGTCTCCAATTCCCACCCTCGCTTTACCAGATACTGAAAATTCTGAAGAAGAATAAAAAAAGAAGCCCTAGATTTCTCTAGGGCTCTTTCTTTGTGACATTACTTTCGTTTTCTACCTTCTTCGAAATTTGTAATTTCAATTGTTTTAGGCTTTTTGTGTTCGGGAATGTTTTTCACGACACAAACATATAGAATACCATCTGTAATATCAGCACATTCTACTTCCATGTGCTCAGCTAGGGAGAATGTTCTTGTGAACTTACGCCCTGCAATTCCTTTGTGGATGTATTCATCATTTGTCTCTGGAAGTTCTCCAGTTACTGTCAAACAGCAATCCTCTTCAGTAAGAGTTAGATTTGACTTGTTATATCCAGCTACTGCCAATTCAATGACAAATTTATCATCACCGATTTTTCTAACGTTGTATGGAGGAAAGCTAGTTGCATTTGTTTTTGCTAGAGTTTCTAGCTTTGGAAAAAAGCTTTCCCATCCGATCATATATGGGTCAGTAGCCCACGTTGTTGTATATTTCATGTTTTGCTCCTTTTAAGCGAGTTAAATTCACATCCCATAAGGCAATGTGTATAGATATTATACCAAATGAATAGTTGAATATTCAACTGTTATTATACTGTTATCTAAATGTTACCAAATTGTTATATATATACCCATAAATGTGAATATAATTTTAAATTTGATCAAAATCCTTATTGCAAAGCTTTTGCAGGTCTAATTTCACAAAAATGTGAATGTGATTTTAATATGTATGATGCATAAATTACAGAAAGCTTTTGATTTTATGTAGTGAGCCCATAGCATAATGCGGTTATTTGAAACAAGCATAATGCGGTTCTAGAAATAAAAAAGAAAGAGATGCCCTACCCTAAAGAGGATAGGACACCTGCAAGAAATAATCCAATGATGATGAATAAAACTATTTCCATTTACCCCTCAATCATTTCGATAACTACTGCACCAGTAGCACACACTGCACCAATAAAGGCAGTGGCAATCATAACATTGCCAGTCATACCATTTAAACCAATGACTAGTAGTTGTAGTTCAAGTAGTAGTGCAGGTAATGAAAATACCGCAATGCCTAGCAATACATCACGCAAGTGAAATAGAAACATAGTCTTAGTCCTCACACATAATGCAGATAGCGGATTCAATTTCAAACGGTGCTAACTTGTCACCGCACACTAGGCAAGATGCCTTGGTGATTTGCTCTAATGCTAATTCATTCATTTGATTTAGCCTTTCTTGTTGTTATCTAATACTATGATTCAATCACACACCACTGACAATTTCAAGCCAGAAACACCTAATTTAGGTAAACATTTGGTAAACTTTTTATCCACACCTGTGGACAATCCTGTGGATAACCTCCCGCCCCAAATTTTTGGGTTTGTCAAGTTAAGATCGTGTGATTAAGGTCACAGAAAATGCTCACCAAAAATGACCAAAATTGTCAGACCCCTATGCTAGGCTGTAAGCATAGATAAAGAAAGGGGTTCAAAATGAACTTACTAAATGAAACAGAATTCATCTGTTGCTTTTGTGAAAGCGAAATGGATTCAGAGCAGGTGTTCTGCTGTGATACCTATAAAGGTAAAATGACCGTTCAAGAGTTTAACGAATTCTACGGATAAAAACTGTCAGACCTCTCTGATAGTATCAACTTAACAAACAAAAGAAAGGTAGTCACCAAATGACTTACACTGTAACAAATAAGAGAGATAACATCTCCAATGAATACATCTCTATTCATTCCGCCTTGCAAATGGTTGCAAGTTGCTATGACGGTGCAGGAATTACCTGCGAGGTTGTCAATAACGAAACAGGCGAACAGGTAGAACTGTATCGCAATCCCCTAACAGGTTGGAGAGTGGCTTAAATGGCTTACACTAAAATAAAGAATGCACGACTCTTACTAGATGCCGTCAATGGCTTAGAGTTGATGCTAAAGCACGACCCAGAAAATCAGAGAATGATTAACTACTACAATACCCAAATCCAAATCTTGACTAGGCGTGTCTACAAATAAAATTGTCAGACCCCTATGATAAAGTGAAACTAACAAACAAACGAAAGGTTGCCACAATGACAACACTAAACACTAAAGATTACATCAAAGCCCACGATGCATTGGGTTGGATTCAATACCCAAACTCCTATGACAATCGCCTAGCGTATCTATCACTAGCAACGATTTTAGAAATCTGCATCAACAAGAAAATGGGTATCAACCAAATTCAAGAAATGCTAGATGAAATGACCAAAGGCGAACAAGCCGTACTAGAAAGTTTGATGAAATAATGATGACAAGAAAAGACTATGTAGCCGTTGCAGAAATTCTAAACGCTTACCACCTAGACATTGAAACACAAACGTTTGAGGATTTGCTTTCAGACTTTCAAACATTTTTCAAAAGAGATAATTCAAACTTCGACCTAACACGATTCAGAGATGCGGTAATCAAATAATGAAATTCGTACACAATAAAATTGACGGAACTTTCGTAATTGGAATTAGTTTCTCAAATTACTACAGTAAAAAACTAGGTAGAAAAAATACCTCGTTAATTTTTGATCTTGGTTCTCATTCGTTTGCATTTGTGTTGAGAGGTGAATACTAAATGAATAGTTTTTATTCTTGGGTTTTAATTTTATCCCTTGCAGGTTTAGTTTATTTGCTTGTAGATAAATTTACAGACTAAAAAAAACAAAAGCTTCTGGGCGTGTCGTTTGACATTCCCAGAAATTTTTGCCCGCCCCGTTTTCCACAGGTTATCCACAGCTGTTAAGAACTTGTGTATAAGTCACTGAAATCTGTGGATTATTGTTTACCTATTGTTCATCTTAGACACGCCTCTAGATACCAAAAATGTCAGACCCCTATGCTAAAGTGAAACTATAAATAAATAGTTAAGTATGAGCCTAGCAAATAATCCTACCTACGGTGAGCCTAGCAAATAAGACTTAACACTAACGAAAGGAATACAAAATGTATTCACTAGAAGTAGCAAGTCTTCTGATTGGTCAGAAGTACCGTTCAAGCCGTGGATTCTGCGGTGAAATAGTCATGGCTGAAAAGCGTGAAGACATGATGAGCGATAACGCTTATCTAATCTATGTCCGTCAAGACGGATTCCCTTACTACTGGTATTCAACTGTTGAGGTGGTTGCATAATGAGAGTCTATGAAATTGCTAAAGAATTAAACATTCCGTCAAAAGATGTCAGAATGTATTTAGAATACATTGGGCAACCCGTCAAGAGTGCATCGTCAAGCGTTGAAGATGTATTTGGTGAAATTGTTATCAAAAGGATAAACAAGACCTACGAGGAATTTGTGCCTTGTTGGTCATTCCCACCATTCTAAGCGGTTATCCACAGGTTATCCCAAGCCTGTGGACGACACGCCGCCCCTTTTTCCTAGCTTTGTCAAGTTACGACACTATTAAAAACAACACCAAAAAATTCACTAAAATTGTCAGACCCCTATGCTATGCTGAAGGCATACCTACTACGAAAGGAACATTCATGTTCACTTTGCATAACCCAATGAAAGTTATGAACGAACGCTATGTCGTTACATCACACCCCTGCCCTACTTGCAGTGAAGAAAAAACAGTATCTATTTCTTCTGACCAATTATTTGCATACCGCCAAGGTGGATTAGCCCAAACAGTATTGTCTGACTATGATGCAGATGTTCGTGAGCGTTTCATTACAGGTATCTGTGGTGTTTGTTGGGATTCAATGTTTGGAGATGATGTGTAATGACTAAGTTAAAGCGTTCAAAAGATCGTAAGGTTGCTAACCTTGTTACGCCTAATGGCAAACAAGCCTCTATTGCTAACACGTTTGGATTACCTGCAGGTAAAGCATTCTCTTGCCCTGGTGCTACATCGGTATGCGAGAAGATATGCTATGCAGGTAAACTTGAAAAAGTATTCAAGGGTACTCGTGAGAACTTATTGCACAATTGGAATTTGCTTAAGGATGCATCGCAAGATGAGATGTATCTATTAGTTTCAGAAATGATTGCAGAATTCAATGCTGATTGCGAAAGACGTGATGCAGAAAAGTTGTTCCGTATCCATTGGGACGGTGACTTCTTTAATGAAGATTACACACTAGCATGGAAACGTGTAATTGCTGACTACCCCGAAATTAAATTCTGGGCTTATACTCGTGTGTCAGAGTCTGCATTAATTCTAAAAGACATTGAAAACCTATCTCTATACTTCTCAACCGATTCAGAGAATGTAGAAACTGGTAAGACGTTAGCAAAAGATGAAGGCATAAAGTTAGCGTACCTATCTCAGACATTTGCAATTGGTAAAGCAGAACTAAAAGAAATTATTGGTAAGTCTGGTGTGCCATGCCCTGAGAATAATAAAAAGATACCGCTAATTTCTACTAACGGCAGTGCTTGTGTATCGTGTGGGCAATGCGTATTTGCCAGGAATAACATTGTATTCAGTGCAAGTAAGTCATAAAGCTTGACAAAGCCACCGAAAGGTGGTCGGGCACTTTTTCCTGTGTTTGTCAAGTTAAGAAAATTAAGAGAAAGTCACTGAAAACACTGAAATTGTCAGACCCTTGTGGTAGGTTATACCTATGATGAAATTTACTACAACCCCAGAACAACTTCGAGCAAGGCTTGAGTTGCGTAGGAGTAATGCAGCAGTAAAGCATCGTAACAAAAAGAAATACACACGAAAGACAAAACACAAAAACCTACAGGGAGAATAAAATGGGACTTAACTTTGCAACAGAGTTATCCACTATGGATACTATGCCAATTGAAGCACAGATCAACACACACTTACAATACAATTTCTATCCACCTGTACCATCCTCAATGGTACAGCCTTGCGTTGAAGCAATTGATGCTTATCTAGAAGAAGACTTTGATCGCCAAATTGAAATGCCACAAGGAGTATCTTATCGTGGCAGTGACTATGCACCTGCACACGCTATTGTTGAGCAACATCGCTTGGGACCTTGGTGTGAGCCAATTGATTGGGATGAGGAATAAAATGTCAGACCCTTGTGCTAAGATAAATCTAACCTACTAAGGAGAACGAATGAGTGAACTACTAATAAACCTATTTGAGGGTGTAATAGATGAAAAGGCGATTGAGAAATTGTCTACCGAAGAATTAGAAGCAATTAACAAAATGCTAACGGAAGCAGGTTACTAAAATGGGTGCAAGAATTAATTTTGTATTTGATGATGGTACAGATAGTCTAGTTAATCTTTATTCCCATTGGGGTGAGTCTGATTGGGAAAATGATTTAATAGGTGCATTAGTACACGCACAGAAACGCAAGGGTGACTATTCATACTTTACCCGTATGGTTATCTCACACTTAATTAAAGACTATGTATTAGATGAAACTGGTTTTGGTATCTATGCAATTAGCCGTTCAGAAATTGGTAACAATTTTGATAAGACAGTTGTATTAGATTTAGTAAATAACACATTGACAGATTTAGATAATGATAGTACAGTTGAATTGTATGGAAAGGTATTTGCATAATGAGTCAAATGAAAGATTTATACGGTATTTTAACAGAGTGGTATCCAGATGGAAACTACACAGAAGAACAATTGTGGGAAGCAATTGCAGAATCACAAGGTATGGACTATGCAGAAATTGCAGACGGAGATTTAGCAGAATGGCTCTAGCACTAGCATTTACCGCAGGAATATTTGCAGGTATCATAATCGTAGGAATTGTTCTAAACCTAACCATACTAAAACAAGATGATTGGTACAAGAGATGAAACTATTTAATCGTAAGCAAGAAATGTCAGACCCATACGCTATACTAGACAAGTTGATGTCAGAAATGGCATCAAATAAAACATACATTGAATACCTGCGCCTAAGAGAAAGTGTATAGTTGGAAATCTTTTTATTTATTGTAATTGTGTTATTCTTATTTGGAGTCTTATCTGCCAATGGTATTGGTGAGGGAGACCCAAAACATACTCACGAAGACAAGGGAGAAAATTTTGATGATTACAGACTATAAAGAAATAGATAGACTGGTTGGAATGACAATTGAGCCTGGCGATATGGTAAAGCTTCCCAACAATGATATTGTTACCATTACTCGCACAGAGCCAACGCAAGATGGATATGATTTATTCTTCTTAGATTTATTTGAAGATGATGAGTTGTGCTATTCTCTATCCGATGATGATTGTGTATCACTTCTTCAGTTTGACTGAGGAAGTGCCCGCCCCAATTTTAAAGCTTTGTCAAGTCTTACGAATGTGATTAGGATCACACTGAAATTATCACGGAAACCTAATAAATTGTCAGACCCGTATGCTAAGATGTTACCATAACAACAACAAAGAAAAGAGAAGCAAATGGATAAAATCCAAACACCAACTGTTGGCTCACAGTTCACAACTGCTAAGTCAGGCGTAACTGGCACAGTTCAGGAAATCATCAAGAATCAGAATGGTACTTTGCGTATCAAACTTGATGTAAACGGTCAAGACCGTTGGACTACTGTTAAGTAGTTAAATAAGTTTAGGTGGGGTGTTCCTTACCCTTGCACCCCACCTTAAAACTGTCAGACCTCTCTGCTAAGATAAACTTACCTACAAAAGAAAGAAGAAAACTATGGGACTAGATATGTACCTTCGTGCAAGCGAATACGTTTACCGTCACAACTTTAATCGTCAAACTGATGAAGACACGATTAACCCAATCTTTAATGAGATTGTTAAGAATCTTGAATTAGAAGATGTAATTGACAGTTCTGGCTTTGCTGGAATTACTGTTGATGTACCAATGGGCTACTGGCGTAAGTCAAATATGATTCATCATTGGTTTGTAAATAACTTAGCAGATGGTGTTGATGAATGTCAGCCAATCATTGTTCGTAGAGAAGATTTAGAGCAGTTGAAAGAAACCTGCATTGAAGTAATTGCTAATCCAGAATCAGCAGAAGAATTATTACCAACAGGTAGTGGATTCTTCTTTGGCTCTACTGACTATGATGAATATTACTTTGGAGATTTGAATGATACTTTAGGCATTATCACTAGATGCCTTGAAAGTAAATTCGACTATTTTGAGTATCAAGCCTCTTGGTAGTAGGTTACATCCGAAACCAAAACCTGCCACAGCCACGCAGGTAAAATAAAGGGGACAGTCCTAAGCACCATACTCAGACTATAAACTGCTTACCTGGTCTGTTAGCTCAATTGGTTAGAGCACTACCCTGTCACGGTAGAGGTTGTGGGTTCAAGTCCCATACAGATCGCAAAAAGGTGCCCGCCCAATTTTCAAGATTTGTCAAGCTTTAAGACATTACTACAAGGTCACGGGAATCACTGAAAAATGTCACACCTCTGTGGTATGATTTCATCATAACCTACTAGAAAGAAGTTAAAATGCCAAACTGGGTATTCAATTCACTTGTTGTATCAGGTGAGCAATCAGAATTAGATAAGATGGTTGAGCAATTAAATCAACCGTTCACTATGCACCATCCTGTTCATAAATTTGTTGATGGCAAATACACACAGGTTGCTGACTTTGAAGAATACAATAATCCTGTCTTTGCTTTTTGGAACATTGTAAAACCAACAGACCTTAAATCATACTATGAAAAAGAAGTCTTTACTAAGAAGCAACTTGATGGTGAAGAATTTATGGCAGAGTTTGTTCGCTCTATGAGAGAAGACCAAGACTGGTATCACTGGAACTGCCGTAACTGGGGAACTAAGTGGGACGTAGCAGTGTCTAATGACAATGAGTATCCTAACACTATTAAAACAGTTAATGATGATGGTTCTATCTTGTACCAGTTTGAAACCGCTTGGTCTCCTGTTGGTGAGGCTCTACTAAAACTATCAGAACAGTACCCAACTCTTGAGTTTGACTATGAGTATGAGGAAGAGCAAGGATGGGGTGGTAGTTGCACATTCTTGGGTGGAGAAGAGACTCGCTCTGATGAGTATGACATTCCAATGTCTCACGCTGACTACAAGGATAGAGATAAAGAATGTATCTGTGAGTACGGAGACCCTGAAAACGGGTATGAAGATTGCCCTGTGGATACCACTAAATTCAAGTGGGATTCAGAACTAGAGGAATGGGTAGAATTGTCAGACCTCTCTGATACACTAGTTTCAACAAACAACCTACAAGGAGAATAAACGTGGAATTCACAACAAGTGAGCCAACATTCGGAATACCAGCAACTATAACACCAATGACAGACCAAGTGGCAGTAACACCAGCGTATGACCCAAAGGCAACTATCTTAGTACGCAAGGGCTACT